CTAGTGTAGCGGGGGCAGTTTTTTGCCCATCAGCTTGGAGACGGTGCGAAGCTGGTAGTCAGAAACCGCCTGGGCCAAGGACTCGGAATGGAGTCGCAGGCGCTCTATCTCCTCGGGCGGCGCGCCATAGTCCCTGGCTTCCCAGTACCGTTTGAGAGCTTCCATTGATTGTGCAATCAATGGTTTGCCTGCCTCAACGGCAGCGGCAAATTCATCCTTATCCATAAGTCATTCCAGCTCTTGGGATTTCAGATTTTGGCATGAACCACTTACAGGGCTTTGACGCCCAAGATGCATGCGCGCTAGTGGAGCCATGGTAGCTCTTCGCCGCGCGCCTTGGCTTCAACCCGAAGCTGGTAGTCGCAGACCACTTGGTAAAGCGACTCTGAAAGTAAGCGAAGTCGTTCTACGTCCTCGTCCGGTTGTCCAGCATCCTGAGCCGCGTGATAAGCGTGTATAGCCTCCAGGGCCTGCCTAATGAGGGGCTCTCCCGCCTCGATCAAGCCAATGAAAGTACGCTTCCCCATGATATGCCCCGATCACCTGATCAGGGCATTATAGGATGCCTCGCACAGTTGTCCTGCTATTCGGGCTTGGTCATAAGCCTTAGCCAGTTCTCCCGCTCGAGCATCAGCCCGTGCGAGCAGGTCGGAGAGCACCATGGCGGCGCGGGTGGCTGCCTGGCCTCGGGCGACAGCGGCGGTATCCGTGCCGGGGCAACTGATGGCGGCGGCGAGCTTGGCGCCTTCATTGCGCAGCCGCTGGCCAGCAGCATCGGCGCCAGCAGCGCCATTACTCGCAATAGATCTTTCCTCATGACCATGGGCTCTCGCCTCCTCCTGCGCCTGTGCGCTTTGATGTTCCTGCTGACGGGCGCCACGCTCACCGAGCACCTCGGCAAGACGGTCGCCGCTATCGCGCTGGGCCGTGGCCTGGCCGGCCTGCGCCTGCTCGACGCTCCGGCCGTGTTCGTAGGCGCCCCAGTGACTAGCCACCAGGACCACGGCAGCCGCCAAGCCAACCCAGGGGCTCATGCCAGAGCCCGCCTGATACCCTCATCGATCAGCGTCGACGGATAAGGGTTGGTGCCGTTCTCGTGCACGATGATGCCGACCACCAGTTCGCGCAGGATCTGCGGCCTGGAAATGTCGATCGAATCGCGCACACCGACGCCCAGGCGCTTGGCTATGGCCTGCGCGTAGGCATTGGTGTCGTTCTCGCTCGCCGGCGCCCAGCGGTTGATGAACTCCAGCGGGGTGTCGATACCAGGCCGGCCAACACCGGGCATCCCATCCTTGCCCCGGTAGTTGAGCAGCAACTTGCCCAAAGCGCGGATGCCGTTCTCTGGATGGTCAAAGCGCGCAAAGCGAGGCTTGGCCACGCCCACCTCAAGACCCAGCTGCCCCTGCCAGGCGTTGCGCGGGTTGTAATCGATGTTCCCTGGGTTGTTGTTGCGGACACCGCGAGGTGTGGTCATAGGTTTTCTCCGGACGAAAAAAAGCCCGCGCTGGGCGGGCCGGATGTGCCTTATTTGTTGCACGAACGTCCAATCTGCATCATCCGTTACGCGAGACTGGGTATGAAAAATGGATTTTTAGCACTAGCGCTGTTCAGCTGGCTGCTTACTGGTTGCTCCCACTTCTCCAACAGCACCTACGGGAGCACCACCAACAAGCATGATATTGCGTGCGATGACACTCCTCCGAATCAACCGGGCTGCTACAACCGGCAGTATCAGGAAGGCATCCTCAACAAGCTGCTCGACTCGCTTTCTTGAATCACTGGTGGTCTCTGAGATCTACGTCCCTACCCGCCACTGCTAAGCGATACGATGGTGCAATCTATGGAAGGAATTTCTTATGAAGCGTGTTGCTGCATCACTCATATTCACCGCGCTGGCGGGCTGCTCTCACTATAGCTCCAGCGATGACACTACAGAGGTAGGCTCGAAGGGATACACCGTTCGGTGTGATGCTTCGCCTGCTAACCAGCCAGGCTGCTATGAGCCACCTCCGTCTTTCAACTGGTGGCCAACCGATAAACTGAAGTTTCAAATCGGCAGGAAATGAGAGGCACCGCTACTCGCGCATGAGGCGCTTTGGAAAGTAACTCGACAGGCACAAATTGCCCACGCCGAGCGGGCTGTATGGTGAAGCGTGGGGCTCAGGCCTCGGTGCTCTCGTCCGGTACCGGATCGGGCTTGGCTGGCTCGCTACCAGTGATCACGACTTCGGCAGTGAACTCCTCGAGGAGCTCGGCTGTAACGAACCGGTGGCTGGGGAACTGGAGCAGGCCGGCTTGAATACGCTCCTTGGCCTGCTCCAGGGTGTTGAATCGGGTCTTGTTGTCAGGGTCGTAATCGTTGGTCAGGTTGATGGCTACATAGGGCATGGTTTATCTCCAGGCAAAAAAATGCCCGCGCGTGGCAGGCTTGAGAGGTGGTTAACTGTCAGGTCTTGGGGTATTGCTGCTTTACTCGTCGGATCGTGGAATAGAACGGCTCGGCCTTGGGCATTGTTCCTTGGTCCATCGCATGCCAAAGCATGTCCAGCTGTTCCTCGATCGCCGGGTAGTCAGTGGCCCGGGCTTTGGCATGGTCACTTTTGTGCTCGATTTTCAACTCTCAATACCTCGCTCTGGTAAGGCCATAGGTCGATCACGACCTCGTACTCGCCGGGCAGGCTGAAGCCCAACTCGATGTCGCTGCCGTCGGCGGTGTACTCCACGCCCTCAATGTTGAGCACCGCATTGGCGGGCACGCCTTTGAGGGTCATCCCAACCAGCTGCAGTGCCATCTTCGGTAGAGGCACGATCTTGCCCGCGCTGACGAACTGCTCGAGCTCGCTGGCCCGGGCGAACAGATAGGAGAATCCTGTTCGCTTCGCGTTGAGCTCCGCCTCGAGCCGGGACATGTAGCCCCGCATACGGATTTCTCCACGATCGTTGTAGAGCACAACCTCCCCGACTTGGGGTGACTGAGTCATCGCATGATTCCTTGCACCATAAGGTTCTGATAGGAAAGCACCACGCCCACCGCCCCCAGGATCGAGAAATCAACCGTGTGCTGGCCTGCTCCCACGTACTGACCAGATGCCAGGGTGATGGAGCTGTCCGACCAGTTCGCGACGGACTCAGCGATCATGTTTCCATCCAGGACCAAGCGGTACTGATAGAACTGGGTGCCATTCGAGAGGAACGTCGAGCAGTAGTTGATGTAAACCATGCCTGGTTGAGGCATGAAGAACGTGATCGATAACGGGGTTTGCCAAGTAGCATTGCAAGCAAAGCGCGGGGCATAGCCTGTGTAGCGCGGGATCGTCACCGCTTCGTTGCCGATCTTGAGCGTGCTCACCTGCAGATCGCCGATTTTAGCGGTTGAGATCGCAGCATCCTGGATCTTGGCTGTACCAATGGCAGCGTCTTGAATCTTCGCAGCACCGATACTGGCGTCGCGAATGTACGCATCGGCGATGAACGTCTGTCCCCCTACTACAGACCAAGGAGAAGACAGGCCGCCCCCATTGGAGTTGATCAGCAAAAACTGATCGGAATACACCACGAAGGCCGATTGAGCGACACCGCCCTGCTCTGTAACCCCGATCCCAAACCCACCGAAGTGATAATAGCCGCCTTGCCGGTTTACCTGGACCCGAACGGTATATTGGGCATTGAGCTCACCCTTCAGATTCGACTGTGCAGTCGCGACCTGCTGAACAGCAGCGTTAGCGTTACCCGCCGTTGCTTGGGCAGTGTCGACGCGCTTGGAAAGAGCGCCATCGGCATTTGCCCGCGCTTGAACCTCGCTCTGGACCGCAGCTGCTGCTTCATCGGCTTTCGCCTGGGCGGTGTTGATCCGCGTGCTAAGTGCCGAGTCAGCAGTGGCGCGAGCAGTCGTTTCATCCTGAATCGCTGAGTTGGCGTTGCCCACTGACGTGTACAGCCCGTCCGTGCGCTTGGCCTCCGACTCGATCTTGGCACCCTGCTGGGTGACCTTGGTATCCAGCGCCGATACCGCAAGCGCCTGGCCAGCAGCCTGGCGCGTGGATGTGCCAGGCGTAAAGGCAGAGGGCGCCGTCGATTCGCCGATCTTCTCCTCGACCATGAAACCGTCGAACCAAGTAGACCCGGAATTACCTGCTGACTGCGTGAACAGCACCACACAGGCAGGCCCAGCCAGCGCTGCAGGAGCCGTGAACACACCGCTGTACCGCGCGAGCTCCAGACCCACGTTCACGTTGGCGAAGACCACCTCGCTTTCGCCGCCCGCGACGTTCTGAAAGCGCATACGGACCGCCACGTTATGGACCGCGCTGCCTTTGGCCCAAAACGAGACGATGTACTGGCGCCCCGTTACCAAGCGCAGGTTGTAGTCGGTGGGACTACTTGCCAGCCAAGTCCAACCCGACCCAGAGTTCGACTCAACCTTGAGCAGCCTGCCGCTGTAGGCCGCAGCGTCTGCCACTGCACTGAACACCAGCCCGGATTGGCTCCGGAAGACCGGTAGCGAATCAGTGAACGTGGAGTACTCCGCCGGCATCAGGTTTGCCCCTGACCCGCCGATAGCTTCGACTTGGCTGCCAATCCGCGTGATGCTCGAATTGGCAGCGGTCAAACCACCCTCGGCCGCTGTCACACGACCGGTCAGAGACTGAAGCGCGCTGGTGCTGGCTTTGGACGGCAAACCGCTGGAGGTGCTGTTGACAGCGTTCTCCAGGTTGGTCGTCCGGCTGCTGACGCTCGACAGGTTCGAGCCCTGCTGCGAGACCGTTGATGACAGCCCAGTCACGGCGGACGACAGGGCCGAACTCTCGAAACTGTTGACCTGGCCATTGTCCCGCCAACCGGTTGCCCGGATACCCTCCTCGATCTGATAGCGGTCGGCCTCAATGAAGCCGCTGTTGGCCGAGCCACCGCCATACACCACGACCGCTGCGTAAATCTTGGTCGTAACGGCGCCGGGCGTAAAGGTTACGGTCAGCCGTACCCAGCCGTCTGTTGCATCGGTGCGAGCCGCTGCCCAGCTCTCGGTACCAGCACCTGCCTCAGTGGTTCCATAGACCTGCGGCAAGATACGCAGGCCCGGCGTACCGCGCATATAGACCGATGCCGTGTAGGTCTTGCCCGGCACTGGCTTGAACCGGAACTGCGACTTTACGTAGAACCGGGCCCAGGTGGTCGACGTCAGGCCAGTCACGTCCAATCGCTGGGCCGTGCCCGATGCCAGCGAAGACGGCACCAGGCTCGGGACTCGAGTCGTACTGCCGGTGCCGTCATACCACCAGCCATCTGCCATTCCCGGAGTGCCCGGATCGACCCGTTCGAACGATGGGTTGAAGACCAGGTTTTCCGCGCCCACATCGCCGATGCTGTTGTTCAGCTCGGTTAGCTGACCGGAAACACTGGTCACCCCGCTTTCGGCCCGCTCCACTCGCCCCGTCAGGGCCGTGTTAGCCAAGGCGTTCGCCTGGGCCTGGTCGAAGCTGTTGCCCATGCTGAACGTGGACGGCGCCTTCTGCTCGTTTACCACTGCTTCGAACATGAATCGGTCGAAGTAGCTGATGCGGTTGGCCACCCCGGAGCGGTTGCCCTGAATGGCCAGCTGCATCTGCGTGCCGGTGTAGGCCGAGTCTGTCAGGTCAATAACCCCTGCGTACCTGGCCCACGACGTGGTCAACGCGAAGGTGGGCGCGTTCGACGTCTTGAAAGATGTCCCGTCCGCGAGCAACACGCGGGCGTAGGCCCCCACCATATGGCCAGCCGTCTCCGTCCTGGCATAAAAGGACACCAGGTATTTCCCTGGCTTGAAGTCCATGTTGCAACCAGGCGCATTGAAACCGGTGTTTAAACCGAAGGTGTGAGAGTCGACGGCGCGGCTATCAGCCCGCAATGCATAGCCTTTGAGGGCTTGAGGATCAGCCACCGTGGTGACGTTGACGCCACCGTTGGAATACATGGGCGGCAGGTCTTTGGTGAACGCACAGTACTCGGCCGGGACCAGGTTGACGCCACTGGCGCCCAAGTTGCTCAGGCTTGCATTGATGCCTGTCAAGGCCTGACCGTTAGCGGTGATCAAGGCCCCCTGCTGCGTCACAGCATTGTCTAGCGACCGGACCGTTGAAGCATCGGCTTTCTTGGCCACCTCCTGGTTGGTTGCATTCAGCGTGTTGATCAGTACGGTGATGGCTCCGGACTGCGAGCTCAGTCCCTGCTCCGTTCGCTCAACCCGCGCACCAATGGCCGACGTGGCCGTAGCGCCTGCGTCGATCTGCGCCTGCTCGGTGGCGTCCTCGATGTCGAAATAATCGACAACGACCTGCCCGCCCAAGTCCGAGTAACCGGCGATGATCATGGGCGAGAACCAGGCAGCACCTTCCTTAAGCCGCTTGGGGTCTGCCAGCGTCCCGGCGCCTGCTGCCCCGCCTTCCGAGCCAGTGGTATGGCCCTTTACGTACACCTCGGCGGTTGCCCATTCACCTTGGGCGAGCTTTCTGTTGGCCAGCAGGACGTAATGAGACGAACCAACCGAGCCGGTTCCCAGCGTACTGACGCGGGTTTTGCCGTCTTCCGCGTAGCAATCAAGGCCAGCGTAGGTGCCGGGCGAGCCGGTACCCATGGCGACCTGTTGCACTCGGATAGTCAGTTTGTACAGACGCGTCGGGTCGAAGCGGATCTTGCGGGTCGAAGCGCCCCACCAAGTCCTGTTGCCGGCGCCGCCGTACAAGATCAGCGCCGCGCCCCGCGTGATGCCAGTGGGCGTACCGAACGATGCCGAGGAACCTGCACCCGAATTGGTAGACACCCATTGATCCTGAGCCATGTCCGAAAACACGCTCTGGTAAACCTTGGTCGGCGAATTGTCCTGACTGGCCAGCAGCTTTGTGTCTATCCGGGTCAGCGCCTGGCCCTGGGCGGTCTGGTTCTGCCCCTGGGTCTTCACCTCGTTGCTCAGGGCCTGGACCGTTGAGGCATCGGCCTTCTTGCTCACGCTGTCGGTCAGCGAGGTAAGCGCCTGGCTTTGCGAGCTGATGAGCTGATCTTGGGCCTTCTCCTTGTCCTCGGTCGCCGTCACGCGGCTAGTGACCTGCTGCAGAGCCTGCGAACTGGCCTTCCCGTCGATGCTGGTCTGCATGCCGTCCATGCGGGTGGCTTGCGACGTGAGCTTGCCCTCCGCATCGCTGACCCGGGTGGTCAGGCTGCTGACTACCGAAGCATCGGCCTTGGTTTGTGCCAGGGCCAATGCGCCAGCGGCCGCGGCTGCAGCATCGGTGGCCACCTTGTCCGTCACCGCCACCCAAGCAGAGCCACTCCAGCGTTTCGGGGTGTTGGCATTGCTGGTGGTATCGATCCACAGATTCTGCGCCAGACGATCAGCAACAGCAGGCGCTGCCGATTGAACAATGACCTTGCCCTTCCCGCCCGCCAGCGTGGCCGCATCCTGAGCAGCCTGCTGGGCAGCCGAGACATTGCCATTGGTGGTGGTCAGGCTCGATTGCAGTCCGCCGATCTGCGACGCCTGGGCAGTGACCTTGCCATCCAGCGTCGACACGTCGGTCTCGACCTTCGAAACCCGCGCGGCCATGCCGTTGGCAGTCACTACCGCCTGGCCAACATCGGTCCAGTAGGTGGCGTTCGGCGGTGGCGTGTTCAGGGGTACCGCTTTCAGGGCCTGGTATAGCTTGCCATCACTGCCCAGGGCGCTCTGGCCGACGCTGTAGGCCTTGTCCTTGCGATACGGCAAGGAGCCGGCCAAGGCCGAGACATTGGCGATCTGCTGCTGCAGCTCGGTCTTGGCAGCGGAAACGTCCGCGCTCACGGCGGTGATTTGCTGCTCGAGGTTGCCCTTCACAGTGCCAAGAGCGTTGTTCACATCGCTGATCTGCTTGGCCAGCTCGGTCTTCGCCGCCCCTACGCGCTCGTTCACCGACCCCGGGCCGTTGCCGTCAATGAGCTGGATCTTTTCGATCTTGCTGGTGAGTTCCTTGCCGAGCTCGCTCTCGCCGATCTGCTTGGCAATCTGCTCAAGGATGGGACCGGCGTCGGCGCTGGCCTGACCCTTAATCCCTGGCGCATCGACCGGAAACCAAGCCCCGACGTTGCCAGAACGGTCGACCAGGCGCGCCCAGAAGTAGAACGTCTGGCCAGCGCGCAAGCCCTGCAGGGTGTGGTCTGCCTGCGGGTAGGCCAGATCCGTCAGTTTCGTGGCTGCTGCCAGGTCTGAGCCCGGCCCGTACCACAGTTCTGCACGCTGCGTGTCGCTGGCGCCAGCTGGGTAACCGATGGTGACCTTGATCCCGAAGATCAAGCTTTCAGCGCGCAGGAAGGTCACCGCCGGCGGTGGCGTTGTTTTACCGGCAATTTCCGTCAGGGCTGAGGTGGTCGGGATAGAGGCCACGTCCATAGCACTGATGGCGCGCACGCGGGCCAAGTACTGACCCGCGTAGACCCCACGAACATCAGCGGTGAGCTGACCGGTTTTCGGCATCCTCACCCAGTCACGCGAACCCCAGCGCCATTCAACGTCGTAGGCCACAGCACCTGGTGCCGCATCCCAAGAGATGGTCATGGTGGTGACCGCAATGCCCTGGTCCACAGCGGAGTAGCTGCCGATCAGTACGCGCGCGGGTGCATCTTGTACGCCCGGCGGAAGCACACTGATGGGCCGGTCATCGATGATGGTACCGAAATCGATGGCGTCGAATTTGCCCGGCTCATACTGGATGCACTCCAGCTGAAACTGGTGCCACTCAGGCCTGGTGATGTTGCGGACGTAGAACTGCATGACCTTGAGGTCGTCGAAGTCCAGCACCCAGGCACACTCAGGCTGCGGCGTCTCGCTGAATTCGGCTACCACGGTGATCTGGCGACCGGCCACAGAACGGATCTGGCGAACCTCGGACCTCCCGCTAGGCAGGTTGACCAGCAGGCGGGCGCCGCTTGGAACATAGATGTCACGGTCAACCGTCACGACGCGGCCCGTTACTGCGGCGATACGTCCGCCATTGTCCCGCCCAGCGAGCATTGGGTCGGACAAGGTGATGACTTTGCCTGGCTTCGGAATGTAGCCATCCAGGCCAACGCGGAATGTTGCGCCCCTGAGTTGCAGCTGCTCAGTCATCAGAGCCCACTGCCCAGCGCGCTGGGCTTGGCCACGCGAGGTGCACCCCACCGCCTCTACGGAGATCTCGCGGACCCCATATTCAGCGATCGCGTCCTCGTCGAAAACGGGCTCTTTGTCGGTGTAATACCCCCGCGCCGGGTCATCGAACGACACCATGGCCTGGCTATGCCGCTCGCGCAGCTTACTGCCGGTGTACTTGACCGCCCCGTCGTCGAGGATCTGCGACAGGGTGTAGTTGTAAACCGGGTCCTGCGGCATATCGGCATTGACTGTGATCTGGCTACCGTCCCAGAAGGCCAGGCCATGGAAGATGGCTGCCAGGTCCTGGATCACCGCCCAGGCCTCGGCCTGCTTCTGCAGGTACAGGTTACAGGTGAAGCGCGGTTCTTGGCCGCCCATGCCGTCTGGCACCAATTGGTCGCAATACTGCCCGATGCGATACAGCGACCAGCGATTGATCATGCTTGCATCAATGCGATCTCCCAGACCGTAGTAAGGGTGCAGCACCAGGTCATAGAAGACCCAGACCGGGTTGTTGGTATAGGCCTCCTTGAAGGTGCCATCCCAGACCCCGTTGGTGGTACCAGCACCGCTGGTGGCGTAGGTGCGAGTCTCTGCGTTGTAGTTGGCAGGTACGCGCACGATGCGCCCGCGCATCAGCACGGCGATCTTGGCGATATCGCCACCGAACTGCTCGGCGTCGTACTCCACGCAGCTGACGGCGGTCAGCGGGTATTCTTGGTCGTTGTCGACCACCTCCGACAACGCCTCAACGTACATCCCATCCTGGGTCAGCGAGCTGTTGGCTTCGGGCGTGATACGGCGGGCACGAATGGTCCAGCGCGAACCGGCGGGAAGCTCGATCCGGTGCGAGCGCTCATACTTGGTGACGTTCTTGCGGTTGACCTCAGACGCCAGCACTTGCTGGAACGGGCCATTGTCGGTCGATACATCGACCGCATACTCAATGCGGACACCATCAATGTTGCCGGCCTGGTCCTGGCGCTGCAGTTGTGGCCAGGAAAAACGCAAACGCACGGCATCCAGCATGGGGTTGCTGATGGTGTGCACGTAGGGCGCAGTGGTCAGCAGCAACTGGCCAACAGCAATCTCGTTGCTCGACTCGGTGATGCCGGACATCCGCTCCTGGTTCAACTCACCTGAGCGAAACTGCCATTTGACACCCGGGTAGTTCATGGTGCCGTCGTCGGCCATGACCTGGGTGCCATCGAGCTTGACGGAGCGCAGTCCATTGACCGGCCCCACAATCGGGCCCCAACTCCACAGGTACAGCAGGCGGGCAACGGCGATGGACGGAACGCTGTTGGAAGCGATGCTGGGCTGCTTCTGCTTCTTCTCCCCGCCCTTGCTGCCCACAACCTGGCGCTTACGCGCTGCGCGGGACTGCTGCGGCGCGCGCTTCGATACTTGGACCATTCCAGTCTCCACAAACGAAAAAACCCGCCGAAGCGGGTCGTGTGTTGCCAATATTCACAGCCGGTCTTGCGGGTAGATCCCCCCCGACTCTACGGCTCCGCCGATCTCGCGCTCGCCGTACAGCACCGGGTAGGGATTGCCCTGGGCAATCGTCGTGACCGCACCGCCAAACCCGTAGCTGGGGTTGTTGCCGTCCTCGTTGCGATCAAGGCTGCCAGTTGTCGGTGTGGGCGACAGCATCTGCACCACACCAGTTGCAGCCATGGCGGCACCGCCGGCGATCATCGCCACGCCATAGGCGGAGGTGGTACCGAAGGTGAAGTAGCCAGCCACAATGAGCACGACGCCGATGATGGTGGTGAACAGCCCGGCCTGCTTGCTGCCCTGAATGATCGGGGCAATTCGGATGTCTCCGGCGTCGTCGCCCACCATGTCCAAGTCATCGGCTGACAGGTTGCGGGTGCCGGAGAACACGGTGAATACCAGTCCTCGCTCCTCGCCCGTGGTCAGGAACTTTTCGAAGCCGGGCACCATGTTGCACAGCGCCTGAATGGCGTCGCGTGTGCTGTTCACATCCAGGTCGTACTCGCGTCCAAAGTGCTTGCGCAGCACCCCATACAGTTTCACTTTGCGCTTCATGGTTGAAAGTCCTTGTGCCGCAGGATCAGCCGGCAGCGGTTGGCCATTGACCAGCCGTAGACTTCCCGCGTGGAGGCCCTGCCGGCCATGTGGTGGTAGATGAAGGGCCCGCTGCCACCCAGGCGCGCCGCCGGCTCGCTGGTCAGCTCCGGCTGGCTGCCGAGGTAAATAGCTGCATGATTAGGGTGAAAGCAGGGCCGCCCAGGCGATGGCACCATAAACACCAGCATGTCGCCGCGCCGGGGCTCATCCACCTGGTAGAAGCCGGTTGCAGCAAAGTTGGCCTCATACAGGCTTGGGCCGTCTTCCTGCTCCCACCAGAGGTCATCGCGCTCGAAGTTGGGCAACACCAAGCCGGCCTCGCGGGCGTACCAGTCGCGACAGGCGGCCCAGCAATCCAGCAGGCCATGGGCGAACTCGCGACCCAGTAGCGGGGCCTGGTAGCCTGACGGCTTGAACCACTGCATGTCGCCACCTGGCCAGCCGACGATCCCCCAGGGCACCTCATGCAGTTCACAGCTCACCCGGTCTGCCATGCTGGGCGTAGGCGCAGCATCAGGATGGCTGTGCACGATCGCCAGCAGCTCGCCCTGATCCTCGGCGTCTGCCAAGTCCTCATGGTGAAGGCGGAAGTTCTCCCGCGGCGTTTTCGCCAGGTTGCGGCACGGCACATAGGCCCGGCCCTGGTCGGTCTTGATCAGCACCCCGCACGCTTCGGCCGGATACGCGCGTTCGGCATGCTCGCGGATCGCGGCCTGCAGTGACTGGTTGATACGCATTGATCACCTCGAGCTGACGATCAGGCTTGCGCCCATGGAGCCGCCGAAGCGGCGTGTGTTGCCGCGAAGCTTGCAGCTCTTCCAGCGCCCCGGGCAGCGGTCGAGCGCCGGGTTGTCAGTGGGCTCGTCCTGCTTGGTGTACATGGCAGCGCCAGTATAGGCGCAGGCCTCACCCCGGTACTGCCCACGGCAGGCCCAGCGGCATAGCTTGGTGATCTGCTGAGCCGGCAGCATGACGCCGCCCATGTCCAAAGGGCTGGACAACTGGAAGGTCACCTGCTGGCGGTTCTCGTCGGTCTTCTGCTCGATGTACCAGAGGTTTTCCCGGGCCTGGTTGGACGCATCGGGGTTTCCGTCCGGGAAGTTCGCAGCATCCAGGAAGTGGCGGAAGGTCTCGATGACCCTGACCTTGGAGCCCACCAGGTCCTTGAGCGCCAGGCAGAGCGCTGTGACCGCGCCACGCACCCCGTCAATTTCGTTGACCATCTGCAGGGTCGGGGTGGCAGGCCGGCCATCGCCGCGAATGTCGAAGCCCTTGGCCTCGATCTGCATGGCCGAATAGAGCTGGCCCTGCCAGATGATATCGGCCTCCTGAGCATGGCCATGGAAGCGCATGATGTTCCCGCCCAGTCGGGTCGCGTCCACCTCGTAGAGCCGGATCTGGTTGCCAGGCTCAAGCTTCTGGATATCGGATTCGAAAGTCATGGGGCCTCTGAAAGAGAAAACCCCGCAAGCGCGGGGTCAATAGGGGGTAAATCGCTGATCGAAAGTCCAGCTGATGGTCACCAGGTTGGGAGCGCCACGGGCTCTGATTTTGTAGCCTTTGGCCCTGTACCGACCCTGCACACCACCCGGCGGCGTCCAGTAGCAGGTGCGATAGCCCTCATGGCGGTCTAGGAACTTGCGAATCTCAAAGGCTTCCTCTCCCTCGACTAGAAGGCCTGTATGGGACAAGCTCCACGACTGTGTCTTGGTGTTAATGCCGACGCCACCTGCCTGGACAAAACCATCACCGAAGTTGTTCTCCCAGGTGTTCTGCTTGACCTCGCCGTCAGCTTCGGCCTCAACGTCAAAGCTGAAGATCTCTGTCATCACTTTCTCCAAAGAAGGCCGCCCTGCTGGGTTTCCCGATACAGCACATCACGCACGACACCTTCGAAGCCCTCTCGCAGACCTTCACCCTGACGCCTCGCCTGCTCTTCACTTACTCCTTGCTGGGCCTGGACGTTGATTGGTGAGTTGATGATGATCTGGGCACCACCGCTCTGCGCGCGCTCTGCGCCAGCAGAAGCTGACGAACCTCGACCGATCATCCCAATGCGCCCATCGCTAAGGGCTTCCAGATTGCCAACACCAATCCTGGCAGTGGCCTCGGCATCGAAAACGTACTCCCCACGGTGGACAGGGCCGGCAACTTCATCTCTGCGACCGTGGCCTGTGTAGCCGCCATCCATGAAGCCTGCACCTGCCATCGCTGAGGTTGAGGCTACCCCGGCAACCATGGGGGCCGTAGCAGCTGCCGCCGTAAGCGCTGCAGCAGGCGCCAGAGCGGGCCCGTAAATAGGGATGGCTGCGGTAGATGCATATGCGGCCAGTTGCGCTTGGAAGGCCGTTGCCTGGGCATTAGCTACCATGCCAAGGCTTGCAGATGACTGAGTGGTTTTACCGACCACAAGCTGCACCGCCTGGTAGATCAGCCACTGAGCTGCCATATCGGCCAAGGTCGATATCACTGACTTTCCGAAACCAGTCACCATGTCCGCCAATGCGTCGCCGGCGTCCTTTGACCCGGTGGCCATATCGGCGAAGAATGCTCCAAGTTCACTGCGGGCGCTGCCGAGAGTAGACGCGGTAGCATCGGCTGCAGTTGCGGAGTAGTTGGTGGCCGCGTCAGCATAGTTCTGCCAGGCTTCCTGAGCACCCAGCACCCAGTTGGTCTGCAGCTCATCAACCTGCTCGTAGTAGAGCTGCTGGGCAAACAGCTGCTTGTTCAGCTCTTCCTGTAAAACTTCTGTCTGGCTGGCATAGAGCTCAGGGGTAATCTGACCAGTATTTCGCTGTTCGTTGAGGGCCTTTACATCCTCGACATACTTCTGCCGTACGGCCAGATCGGCACGCATCCGGTCACGGGCTTTGTCGCCCATCCCAATTCCCGCCAGCTCCTGTGCATAGCCGTTGATGGCTGTTTGTGTGCCAGAGGCTTGCGCAGTCTTGAAAGCGCTTAGCTTCAGCGCATCCTCATTGGCCTTCTTAATCTTGTTGAGCCCGTCCAGCTCTGCAGCCAGTTCCAGGAGCCGCTTTTGCTGAGCCTTCGACAGGTTGCCAAGCTTGCCCTCTTGAAGCTCAAACGACAGCTTAGCGACCTCAGTGGCGTCCTGTTGTTTGTCGCCAGTGGTGTTGATCAGCTTGATCTGCCGCTTGTAGCCCTCCTCCGATGACTCGAAGTCTTTTAGCTGCTGCTTGGCGGCCTTTTCCGACTCGGACGCTTGTTTACGGCCTGCCTTGGCAGCAGCGTCATCGGCTTTCTTTTGCGCATCACGTGCAGCAGCCATCGACAGAATGGCCGTTTTCTGCGCGTCGGTGAGGTCAGTTTGCTCGCTGATGTGCCGCTTTGCGGCTGCTGTGAAGGTCTTGTCCTGGGCCGCAGCCAGCAGCTTGCCCTGCTGCTCGATATATTTGTCGAACGCCTGAGTTGCAGCTGCGCGGGCAGCGGCATTCTCTCGCTCAGCGCGGGTATTCTCGTCCGTCTCCCCCGTGAGCTCGGCCATGGCCTGCTTCAGCCGCTGGATTGCGTCGGCCTTATCAGTGGCAGCGCCGCCGCTCTCCTCTAGAGCATCTGCCATTTCCGCCGTTACGCCTGGCACTTCGCGGATGATATCGGCCACCGCTTTCCAGTCGACCTTCATGCCCGCGGCTTGGTCGGCGGAAGCCTTCTTGACCACATCCATGGCCGCCTGGAACTCGGCTGACAGCGGCGCTATGCCTGCCATGAATCCAGAGGCACCCGCCAAGCCTGCGTTCGTCAGGCTGCTTTGAAACTCGAAGGCAATGGAACCCGAGGCGGTCTTGAGCTCGCCCTCGGCATCTTCGATGGAAGCCTTGAGCTCGCGCAGGGTCACTGACTGGGTCGCACGGTTGAGCTTGTTGAAGCGTTCGATGAGCTTGTCGATGGGGTCGCTGAGGTTGCCGAGTTTCTCTTCAAGCACACTCGTATTGTCGCGAAGGGCGAGGAAGGCTGTCGCTGCCCCGATAGCCAGGGCAGCAACGCCGGCGGGCCCACCCAGCACACCTAACACGCCTACTGACGCTCTGCTAACGCCTGCCTGCGCAGCAGCGACTGCGTTGGTAGCACGCGTCTCAACCATCCGCGCTTCAGCAAGCTGGAGCGACAGCTGAGTTTGCACAGCGGTCCCGCGCGCTGCGATGGCTTCTTTCTCTGCCAGGAATACAGCGGTCTGTGCTTTTTGCTGTTCGGCCTGAGCTGCGAGTAGTACGGCAGTCGCCTGCGACTTTCGCGCGATGGCATCGGCTACGGCAGCTCTGGTAGCAGCGATTGACGCTGCAGCGCTTCCAGCTAACCCCCTTGCGTACCCTGCCAAAGCTCCAACCGCCACGACCCCAGCAATGTTCGCCAGGGTATCGAAGTTATCCCCGATTACGCTGATACCCTTGGCAAGGACACCAGTCCCATCAGTGGTCTCGTTTAAGCGGCCGATGTAGACCGTGAAAGCATTGTTGAGATTTTGTAGCGCATCACGCACCGCTACGCCCATGCTGTCAGCTAGCTCACCGTTTGCCTGTGCCGACTTCCGAAGACCGTCAGTGAGGAGGTCCAGATTGAGCTTACCAGCCGCTCCAAGAGAGCGAATTTCCTCTGCGCTTTTACCAGTCGCTTTAGCTAACGTGTCTACTACCGTTGGCATTGCCGCGAGGATCGATTGCCAACCGTCAGCTTCAACCTTTCCGGTCTGGAGCGCCTTGGAGTAAGCATCAATGGCGGATGCCGCCTTGTCAGTGCTTGCTGAGTTGGTCACAAGCAGGAAGCTGAAGCTGTCCATTACATCCAACGCTTGGCTGGTGTTGTAGCCCATGGACTTGAGACTGTCTGCCGTCCGGATGTAAAGCTCTTGAGCTTCACTCAAGGGCCGATAGGTCCGCTTAGCTGTGTCTAGCAACCTGTCTTGCACTAGGTTGTATTCGTTGACGCTTGAGGTCGCCAGCCCCATTCGATCCGACATTTGTGAGTAGGAGTCGGCAACATCGATTATTGAGCGTACCGAGGCAGCGCCCACCGCCACAGCCAAAGCATTTTTAATCAGAGCCCCGGCACGTTGGGCTCTTTCACCTGCCCTGTCGAAGCTCTCGTCGATTCGAGCAAGGCTTCGGTCAATTGCAGTAGCGCCCCTGGCAACCGTCGAATCAGCCCTCGCGATTTCTGAGCGAAGTTGAGCTGTAGTCGCCTCAATTCGAACCAGCATCCCCTGGATGTCTGTATCCGTCATCACTGTCTCCGGCCGAAAAAAAACCCGCCAGAGCGGGTTCGTGAGATTAGAAGCCTGTTGGTGTTAAATGAAAGCCGGCCGAGTTGGTAAACATCCTTCGCTTCACGGTCTCGCCTGGCTTAAGTGTCACCTCAGACTCAAGGATGCCAGCACCAGCGCAATGCCTAGCGCCCGCTATGCCAATGGCATGTTGCCCCGGCTTCAGCCCAAACTCAGCTGTTTCTCCAGCGGCAAATTCAGCAGCCAATTTTCCATCGATGTAGAGCTCGTAATTGCATCCCCCGGCAAGGAAACCTGAATCCCTGGTCACCACCAGTCTTGCTTGGTCTTTGGCAGAGAATGCAAAGATCCTCGAATCGGGAACTTTGGAGGCTTCAGACGATGGCATGGGAGAGGTTGAGCACCCGCTCAGAAATACGGCGATTAGGGCCGCGGTCATCAATCTCACGTCAACACCTCACCCAAAAGCTTGAAACTTTAGCACCATCTTTTGCCGTGGACGAATGATCAATGTCTTGTTTTCCCAGTCAGCGCCATCCGCAGCTTGTCTGCCACACTGGATGCACTTGGCTTGTCCTTCCCTGGCTGAGGCTTACCCTTCCCGAATGGGTTCGTCATCTGTGACCACTCGATGCGCGCATCCATGGCCAGGAACAACTCCGGAAGAGGCGTGCGCCATGCTGCATCTGGCGACCAGCCAAGCCACCCTGTGGCGATTGCATAAAGCCGGTCTACGTAGCTGCCATCCTCGACAACGCTCACGCCTCCCCGGCTACCTCCTTTCCCTCATCACCGCCGCGTGGATTGTAAAGCGCGACCAGGTAAGCATTGAGTTGGCTGGCAACGCCCAGCACGCCGGCTTGCCAAATTTTCTCTGGCATAGCGTCTGCAGCCTTGCCTTCCAGGCCGGCTCCAGCAGCCAGGATTATCGCGCAGCCATCAATGCTCAAGGCAGAGATGGTTTGCGAGGCACCGCGGAGGCCACCAAAACGGCTTTCAATAGCCCGCACCGCTTTCAACGTTGGCTGGAGGACGAACTCCTCATCACCCAGTTTCACGGTCAAAGTCCCGTGGAGGGTCTTGTTCATAAAGCACTGTCCTTGGTTGCCGGGGCTGAGCCCCGGTTATTCAGGCGGCTGCAGGTAGCAGCTCCAAGATATCGGAGTTGATGCCGATGGTGATGTTGCGGCGCACGACGTTGTCGGCGGCACCAGGCGCGACGGTGTTGTTCATCACCTTCCCTCGCATGTAGAACGTGGTCGGCTTGAGCGCTGGAGTGGCGGTAGGATCACCATCGTTGAGAGTGATCTTGATGTTGTAATCGCCCTTGCTACGGTCCTTGTGAGCGACCTTCACCGCCTTCTGGCCGGCATCGCCGTTGTCCAGCCCCACGGTCAGCGTCAGGTCACCAGCATCAGCGGTGCCCTTGTACTTACGCACGCGGCCGTTCTTCAGCGACGTGAAAGTCACGCTGCTGAATGTGTCGCCGAACTCGCCCAGGTCTTCAATTTCGCCTACCTCGACATAGGTGTCGGCTTCGTATTGGGTCTGGGTGTCAGCGCCGGTTTTGCCGCCAAGCCAGAAACGGCAGCCAGCAGCGGTGTTCAGGTTGTCTTCGGCCATGGGGGGTCCTCCAAAGGCACATTGGATAAAGCCGCGGTGCGGCCGGTAGGTGGATCAGTGGGTGGTGATGACGCGGACGGTGATCGAACCCTGGTAGGTAACCCCGTCAGCGTCACGCTGGGCGTCCGACTGGATAACGCGCACAGAGACAGCCCTGCCGACGCTCAGCGGCAGCGGGCGCTCGTCCAGGGCGGCAATGACCTCCCCGTTGATGCGTTTCACCTCTGCCTGGCCAACCGTGTCTGACCAGACCGACAGGTACAGCAGGCGCTGCTCGCGCTTACGGCCTGATATCGGGCTGACGTTGACTGAGACCTCGCGGTCGATCGACACATAGGGCATGTCGGCGTCCATGGGGGCACCGTCGTAGACCGGGCAGCTCACTTCGGCCTGCAGCCTGGCAAAAATGGCCTCTTGGAGCGATACCGAGGGATCAGCCATTGCCCACCCCCTGGCTTGCCTTGCGCAGCGTGCGGCGGACGGCCGTCTCGATGTCAGCCATTACGTACTCACGGTTCACGTCGATGGAGGGGCGAAGCCACGGATGCGCCGGCCTGGCCGGAATGTCCGGGTACTTTCCGAAGAAATGCGTACCGTCGCTCTTGTTGGTCGCACGCCGGTTTCGGTTCCCGGCTCGCTTGCCGCCGATGTAGCCCTTGGTGCCGTACTCAATGAAGCGCAGGTAAAAGAACTTGCGATTGTCGCGCTTGCCCCTGATCCCGATCTGCGCATCAAGGCCGCTGGGCGCGACGTAGATCTTCAGCGCGGCGGCGGCAGCGCCCGTATCCTTGGGCATCAGCTGTTGCTGCGTGGCCAGCACCCGCTCGGCAACATGGCGCATGGCCGGGGCCAATTCGTTGTCCATGGTCTTGTGGATGTTGCGCAACGTTCGCCGTAGGCGGATATCGCCGCGCATCTTTGAGCGGCGGGCCATGGCCTACTCCTTGGCCTGGGCCTTGGCTGTTTTTTCCTGCGCCGCGTCTTCCTTGATCTCGATCGCGTAGCCGCGGGCGATCAGGCCTTCGCCGTGTTCCTTCTTCACTTCGAAGATATCGCCCTTTTCGCGCTCGCCGGATGCACCGGTCAGCGGGCCCAATGCTTGAATTTTCATGGTTCACCTCATGGATTCGGTACCGATGAGCAAAGAAGTCTCATCAGCGTGTTTTCGTTGTCTGGCAATACAGCCTCGACCTGATACGTGACGCCCCGGCGGCTGAGCCTTACGCCTGCCACCATGTCAGCTCGAGGCCTGCTGATGATCTCGGCTGTAACTATCGCTTTGAGCTTTTCAGCTACAGCGATGATCCGGCCAGAGGGTGTACGCACTTCACCCCACATCTTTGGACGAGCTGCAGGGAGCCAGGTGACGACAGCCCCGCCGGACTTGGTGCGCTCCTCGTGACGGACAGTGACTTCAAACAAGTGACGAAGCGGTCCGGCCCTCATACACCCCACCCCACCCGGTATGGAGTCAGCAAGGCCTGCGAGCCTCGAGGCAGGTCAGTCGCGATTGTCCCCGTCACTACGTCTTCCCGGTTGGCGTAGAGGTGACCCAGGATCAGAAGGCACGCCGACTTGAACGATGCGTTGCTGAGCATAGGGTTTTCCCCAGCCGAGCCTGCCAGTACCGCCTCTGCCATCGATTGCGCATCGACGTAAACCTGGCAGTTGAGGTAGTTCATTGCCGAGAGCTCGGCCGAGTCGATCAGCAGCTGCAGATAATCGTCGTCATCGTCTGGATCACGAAGGTGGGCCCGGGCCTGCGCCATGCTGATCAATGACATGGCTCACTCCTCCAGCGGTGTGCGCGATACCAGACCTCGCCGTTCGAGGTCCTCGGCGTGAAGCCGCGGTACCAGATAGCTCGGACCGCCGCGCCGACGCAGCTCGCCCTCGTCCATGAACGAGCGCAGCGGGTAAACCTCGACCGTGGCCGGGTTCAACCCGACCGAGGCGCTCGAGGTGGATTCTTCCAGCCCTGCCGCATCGGTAGCGCCATGCAGCGCGTCGTCAGCCTGGCCCGGCTGGCTCAGCGAGGCGCCAGCACCTGCATTATCATCGGCTGAGGTGGCAACCGGCGCCAGCTCTACCGGCACCTCGTTCGTTGGGCTGCCCGCTTCCTGTGCGGCATTGGCGCCAGGGTCAGCAACGGGTCCGGCAGTTGCCATGGTGGTCTCGGCCGCATTGACAATGCTGGCGTCGCTGCCGCTGGGCGGCAAGGCCAACCCCTGCTCATCGGGAGCTGGTACAGCCTGCTCAGGTACCGTGCTGGGTTTGCCCTGCTTCTTGGTGTTAGCCATGGGGTCGCTCCTATGCGGCGCCATCGCTGGCGCCTTTAAAGTGGAAGGCTTACGAACCGCTGCCGGTCAGCGGGCCGGTAACGAAGGCCTCGCCACGGTAGATGGCGAAGGCCAGGCGTTCCTCGGCGCGGATGGTAGCCATGTTGTTCTCGAAGTCCTTGTCGTTCTCGGTGGAGATCAGCACTTCGATTTCCATGCGGTCGAAGATCTGGGCGCCCAGCTTGAACGCGCCGACCAGGAAGTCATCCTGCGTCATGGCCTGTGTCGAGACGACCGGGCGGTTCCACAGGCGCGCGGTGGTGCCGTCTTGCGGCTCGCCGATGATGTAGCGGCCTTCGCCATCCTTGGTCAGCTCGATCGCGGCCCAGTCGATGGGGTTGAGCACGATGCCGTCCGATGGGAACTCGGCCAGCTCGGCCTGCAGCAGTGCCAGGCGCAGGCGGTCAATACGCTGCTCGCCAGTCACGGTCACACCAGCGGGGGCAGCGTACAGCTGGGCAACCGTCATGAGGCCCTGCAGGTTGGCGCCGGTACCGTTGCCGTACAGCAGCTGAGCCTCCTCGGCCATGAGCAGGCCGTAACGGGCACGCGCATCGATGTAGCTCTGCAGCGCCTGGGCGTCGTCGAGCATCTGGCGGCTGGCCTTGAACAGGTGCGCAATGGTGCGCACGTTGGCCGTGGCCAGTTCGAACTTGATGTCCGAATAGGGCTTGGCCGTGTTCTCAGCGACAGTTTGAGCATTGTTCGTGAAACCGCTTTCACGCACGTACTCGATGGAGTTGGCCTCGGTGGTACCCGGCGCCACCAGGTCGCGGATAGTGAGGCGACGCTGAGGCGGAGCGATGATGCCTGGCTGGCGATCCGCAGTGGTCAGAGCGCCACCGGTGGCCGTGGTGATAGCAGCGCGCGGCACCGATACGCGGCGCGAGCCACGGAAGGAGGAATTCATGTCCTGCATTTCTTCGCTGCCAACGACCAGAGCACCGACCGATTTCTGCGGTTCTTGGCGGTCAGCGGGTGCGCGGCTGGCGTTGACCAGCTTCTGCTCGGCCTCCTGCAGGCGCGCCGACATCTCGCCCTGCTTGGTCAGCAGCTCGTCGACCTTGGCGCGAGTTTCTTCGCTCATTGCACCGGAGGCTTTGATTTGCTTGTCGACCGCCTCGGCCTGGGCCTTGATCTGATCGCCAATGCCCTTGAGGGTGGCGTTGAATTCCTTGACTTGGGCTTCATAGTCCATGGTCACTTTCCTTTCAGAGAATTGAGAAGATTGTTTGCCGCGCTCAGTGAGGCGGAGAGGTCTGGCGCGGCAGCGCTTGGCGTGCCGGTCGGAACAGCGCGCGGCGTGTTCCCGCTGGCAGCGCGAGGCATGCCAGACTTGAAAGTGGCGAAAAGTTCGCGGCGCTCGGAGCGCGGCATGCCGGCCTTGGCCAGGGCTGCGTCCATGGCCTTGAGGGCATTGGCCTGGCCGGTTTCCTCGGTCTCGCGCTCGGTCACCTCGGTCGCCGCCAGCAGGCCGGTGGCCAGCCCTAGCTCCAGCGCGCGCTTGCCGCGGATGAACGTCTCGTCATCCATCAGCTCGGCCATGTCCTCAACAGTCTGGCCGCTGGTCTCGGCGTAGAGGTCGGCCATGGCGGCGTCGAACTCTTCCATGTCGTCCGATACGTCGCGCAGGTAGTGGCGGTTGCCGGAGAGGAAGGTCCAGCAGTTGTGGATCATCAGGAACGCGCTGCTGGCCACCTGGCGCTCGGTACCGGCCAAGTAGATGATCGAGGCCGCGCTGGCGGCCATGCCCAGTACCTTGGTGGTGACCTTCTGGCTGTGTTCGCGCAGGCGGTTGTAGATGGCGATGCCTTCGAACATGTCGCCGCCGGGCGAGTTGATGTACACCGTCACCTCGCGGTCGCCGATCGCGCGCAGCGCTGCGTCGATGCGCTTGACGGTCACGCCCTCCCCGTACCAGTCCTCACCGATCACGCCGTAGATGGTGATGGTTTCCGAGGTGTTTTCCACGGCCGCCTGGATGGCTGGGTTCCACTTATCGAGCGCACGCGGGCTCATCTCGCTGCGCAGGCCGCGAGACTGGATCTTGTGTTTCATGGGTTACTCCCCGGAGTTGCTTTGGAGCCAGTTCATCAGCGCCGCGCGCGCGGCTTGGCTGTCGTTTTGTTTGCCCAGCTGGTCAAGCGGCACCAGGTTCGATTGCACGGTGAGGATGTCGCCGCCGGGCATGCTGGGCAGATTCTCTTTGTGCCGACCCTCGTTTCGGGTCATGTAGCCGTTTTGGCCCATGGTGCTGAGGTAGGCAGCCCGGCCGGCACTGTCAGCACGCAGGAAGGCTTCTAGCGAAAACTCCGCGTAGTGCTTGATCCGATCCACCGCTGTCAGGCATCGCTTGTTAACGCACTGCTCGATCGGTGCCGTATACGTCATGATGCAGTAGGTCAGAAACGCGATCTGCTGCTGCTCAAGGCCTGTGCCCCAGTTGCTGCCCTTGTCGGTCTTCATCACCATCCAGGGCGGCACGCCGAACCAACGGCAGATCTCCTCAATGCTGTGCCCACGTGATTCGAGCAGTTGGGCGTCAGCCGGGTTGATCCCGATCATCTCGGGCTTCACGCCCTGCTCAAGCACCGGGCTCTTACCCGCATTAAGCGCGCCAGAGATCGTCTTGACGTAGTCTCGAAACTCGGCACGCTGCGTAGGGTTGAGCGTCTTATCCACCGAGAAGGCTACGGTGGGCATCATCCCGTTCTTGAAGGTGGTATTGGCTGCATCGTCGGCCGACATGGCCGAGCCGAACACATCCGCGCCGTAGCGAATCGCCGACAGACCCATCCGGCCATCCAGGGTGAAGGCCGGAATGTGAAGCATATCTTCCCGGGCGATCTCCCGACGCGCGCCCTTGCGCGGCTGAAAGAAATAGCGCAGCCGACCATCGTCATCCGGCTCCGGGGTGACCCGTGACGGCATCAGGAAGTCCAGTGCGATGACCCGCCCGGCGGCCCGGTGAATCTCGCAGTAGGCATTGCCCCACAGCAGCATCGAAGCGACGACCGACTGCCAGAAATGGAACGCGGCCATGTCCTCGTTCGGGCTGTTATGCACGACGTCGTAAAGCGGGAAGTCCCGCGCCGTCTCGCGTCCACCGTCCGGCAGGCGCCGGTAGATGCTGAGCGGTAGGCCAGCCACCGAAGTGGAGATGATGCGCACGCAGGCCCAGACCGCCGACAGCCGCATGGCCTTGTCGACCGTGACCGCCTTGCCGCTACTGGACTGGGCGCCCAAGAAGGCGCTCCAGAACCCACCGTCCGACAATCGAATGCTCTTGCCCAGCCAATTACTCATGCTTGCCGAGGGTTTGGCGGCTGCAGTGCCGAGCGCTTGAGAGAGGGTTTTAATCACTGCTCAGCCCTCGTCGAATGAACGCTGCAATGCTGAACAGGCTGACCGAGCCCGCGATCAGAGACCAGCCCGTACCCGCCAGAATCCAGACGCCCGCGCAGGCCAAGCCGAATCCGCACAGCGCGCAGATGATGAAGTAGTGAAATGCGTTCATGCGATCAGTGGATCCCGAATGCCGGCCATGAAGTTTTCCATGCCGCCCTGGCCCTCCGGATTGAGAGCCATCAGCGTCACAGCGTTGAATAGCGCCATTAGCGGGTCGATCTTGGCCGAGCCGCTGGCCTGCTTAGTAATGAGGATCGAGTTGCCACGGGGCTCGACTTTGGCGTTACCGCAGCACCAGGCCATCATCGGCTGGCCCCCGTGTAGCAGCGTGCCCTCGGCCAGTTTGCGCTCGGCAGTCTTGATGGCTCCGCCCAGACGCCAGCCTTGGGAAATGCCATCGATCTTTTCGCGCGGAATCCCAACAGCCTCCAGCGCGTCGAGGATCGCCCCGACGCCGGCCGGGTCCAGCCCGACCTTGTCCAGCAGGCCGGCCTGCTCAACCTGCGCCACCAGTTGTGCCACCGCCTCGATGTCGTCGCCGATGCGTTCAACCAGGGTCAGGTGCCCATCCTTCGCGAAGTCGCGGATGCGCGGCGCTTCTGCTTTACGCCGCTCCAGTACTGATGGGTGGGCCCAGGCATGGGTCCAGGTCAGCCAACGCCGTGTGCCCTGCTCTCGACCGAGTGCTGCAAAGCCAAGCAAGTCATCCAGCCCCCCGCCATCGACACCGACATCGATCACTTCGCAGCGCTCAATCAGGTCTTCCAACGTCCGGCATAGCTCGGAGGTCTGTGTCTCCCAAAAATCAGCACCCGCCCAGCGATCCGAAAGCAGCGCCAAGCCGATCTCGACGTTCAGGTGCTTGGCCAGGAAGCCGCGAAACGACTCCTCGCCGTCCAGCTGGGCCTGTGCGTAACCACGCTCGATGAAAGGTTCGTCGACCGACAGCCCGAGATTTGGGTTGGTGATGTAGGCGTTGGAGAAATCCCGATGTTCGCCGGCGTCCAGCATCGCCTTGGGAAACTCATACAGCACCGGCAGGAACGACTTGTCGACGATCTCGCCGTCGCGCACCTTGCGGGCGTACATCAGCTTCTGCCGGAACACGCCAGCAGGCGGGGCGTCGGATTGGGTGGTGGCCCAGATGATGAAACCCTCCGGTCGGGATGCCAGGCCACCGGTGGCCTCGCGCAGCATCGCCTCAGCATTGGCGCGTTTGCCGAACACCCACAGCTCGTCGATGAAGACGCCGATGGCCTTTTTGCCCGACACTGTCTCGCTGTCTGCTGCTACTACCTTGAGCGTGGCATTTGTCTGCCGGTGCGTCACCGTGCGCAGGTGATCCTGCACCTTGAGCAAGGCTTTTAGCTCGTCGTCGGCCGCCACCATGTCCCTGATCGGCAGGTAGGAGTTGTCCGCGATCTCTTTGGTCGGTGCGAGGATGATGAATTCACCCGAAGCGCGCCAGTTGATGATCAGCGCTGTCAGCATGATGCCGGCGGCAATGGTCGACTTGCCGTTCTTTTTACTGATCAGCAGCATGAACTCGCTGACAAGGCGCCGGCCTGAATCTGGGTCGTAGGCCCCGAAGATCGCGGCCACGAACTGGTTGACCCAGTCACGCACGGTCTCGCACATCAATGGACTGCCAGTTGCGTCCACCATGCGCAACGCCCCGAACACATCCAAGGCTTCTTCAGCCTCTGTCGGGAACAGCGGCTCGAACGGAATCAGGCTCTGGCGCGCAACGATGCGCTGTTCCCAATCTGGGCAGGCGGTTGACCATTCCATTATTTCACCGACTGCAGCGGACCGCGGCGGGTACCGAACTTGCCGGTAGCTGCCTTATCGGCGTTCGCCTGGGCCTGGTCTTTCTTACCGCTCTCACCTTTTCGTGGATGGACGAATGGCATCAGCGCCTTTGCCGCGTCAACGCGCAGTTTCGGCTCGGTGCCCATGTCGTTCATCACCGACAGGAGAAAGTCCTTGGGATCGCGGTGCAGGAGTGCCTGGGCCAGGTCGAAGCCGGCGGGTTCCGGCTCGGAGTTATCCTCTGGTACCGAGGGCGATTCATGGCCCGGTTCTGGCTCTTTGACGGCCCTGGCGGCGGGCCTGGCTTTAACATCCGGTTTAACATCGCCTTTAACATCTGGGGGCATCAGCCCCAGGGCGCGAAGCTTCATCAGCTCAGCGGCGACATCCTTGTCCTTGACCAGCCGAGAGCCCGCCGCAGACGCTGTGCGCTCGGAGTAGCCAGCGGCCACAGCAGCGTCCCGATTGGACGCACCTTCCCTCAGCGCGGCGATGAAAGCGCGCTTGCGGGATGTTAAAGCCATTTAACAAAAATCCTGTGGGGGAAAAAAATCTGTACATGGGGTCGGGAGCGGTCTAGCTAGATGAGAACCCCTAGCTTTTGACCCCCCTACCCCTTTGTGGCACGTCACTGGCGTGCCTAGGGAAAGATCCCGCACCTATTTGGTGCGCCGCGCGGTCAACCCACTACGCCTGCGGCCTCTTCGGCTTGTTTGACCGTGTCGTGGCAGGACTTGCAGAGCGGTTGCCAGTTGTCCTGGTTCCAGAACAGATCGCGATCACCCCGGTGCGGCACGACATGGTCAACAACGCCGGCGGCGGTCGTTCGCCCGATCTTCGCGCAGTAGGCGCAGAGCGGGTGTTCTTCGAGATATCGCTCCCTCGCCTTCTGCCACTTGTAGTTGTACCCGCGCTGCGAGCTGGTCATTCCACTACGCCAACTGCTGGGATCTACTAGCTTGACCCTAGTGTTTTCGGCTTCCTGTAGGCGGGGGCTGATCGTCTTGAGCCTGGCCATCAACGCACCTCGACCACGATGCCGCGCTCTATCCAGCGCGTGACGCGACCAAGGTGAGGATCACGCCCGGTGAGGTGACATGCGAGCATCACGCCAGCCAAGTAGTACTTCAACCACCAGCGGTGGCGGCAGACGATCGTTGCGTAAACCTTGGCCATGGCCGATGTTCCTTATCTCTTGTACCAAGTCAGCTGGTAGCACCGTGCATCAGGCGGTAACTCAGCAATGGGCCAGCGCAGGCAGTCCATGTGCTTGCGCTCTGGCCTGGTGCGACTCACCCTCAGCGTCTGCACCAGGTAGGCAGAACCAGCAGCAGTGGTTATGTAGTCACCAACCGCGATGCCGTCGGCGCCGTCCACGTAAAGCTTGCAGGGTGTATACGGCGCTCGTGTCCTAGCCACCTCTCACCCCTCTCGGCGCATACCAATTTGGCTGGCGATATCGGTGGCGCGCTCGCGAACCTCAAGCGTTTGGCCATCGAACGTATGGACGATGGCGCAGATGCCGTTCCATTGAGAGCTGGCGCTGGCCTCGCTTACACGAGCGATAGCAGCAGGCGCCAGGTAGTGATTGTTGCCGTTGGTGCTGGTCAGCTTGATCACGGTCGTTCCTCGCTCTGCACTCGATTGAGGGCTTCGTCAGCCTTGTCGGCGGCCTGGGTAGCGGTAGTCGCTGCCTTCGACGCCTTTGCGGCGGCGCTTCCAGTCTGCCTGGCTAGTTCATCCAGGCGCTGGTCTCGCTGCAGACTGGCTTCGTCATAGGCTGCGCGGATCTCGGCGACCTGCTCCAGGTAACTGCGGGCAAGAGCCCATTGAGCGAGCTGGTAGCCGCCGAACCCGCCACCCACCACGAGCAACAGGGCGATTACCCAAACCTCGATGCGACGCCACCAGCGGCGGGCAATGAATTCAATTGCGCATCTGTCCATCACGACATACCTCCGAGCTTGGTGCGCAAGCGGGCAATCTCTTCGCTTTGCAGCGAGACGCGCTCAGTGAGCTGGCCGACCTGGCTGGTCAGAGCCTCGATCTTCCCTTCCATGCGCCCAACGGTGGCGGCAAGGTCGTTGCGCTCCTTGGCGAACTGGTCAGCCCGGGCCTCGGCGAGCTTGCGGGCCTCGCGCTCCGAGTCGAGCAGTTCGTTCAGGCGGCGCACCGTGCCGATATCGGCGTTATCCATCGCTCGATCTGCCGCATCTTTAGATAGGAATTTGCGCAGCCAAAGGAAGCCGCCCAGCAGGACGGTTCCCGTACCACCCAGCCAGGTGGCTGTGCCTGGGCCGAGGTCGGTCGGGTCCATCAATTTCTCCTGAAGGGAACGAGCTGCGACGAACGTCGAGGCCGATAATTCTATTGTGTCGTACAAGCGCGACTTGATGTCACACTACAAGATCGATGTCTCTGTCCTACCAGGAGTGCCACAGTGCCCAGGTCTCGAAGCCACTATGAAACAACGCTGCGCCTCTATCAGGCGGAAGCAGAGATGGCATACATCCTTGATGTGTTTGGAGATCATCTAGCAAAGACGCACCTATTGCCGCCAGACCTATACGGCATGCCGGCAGTGAATTACTACCTAATGCAGAAGCACAACTGGACCAAATCGCAGCTTGCAAATGAGCTCTGAAGAGAAGCGATTTGCATTGAGTGCCGAGCTAACCGGCTACAGACTCCCGCCTGAAGCTCAATTCGACAGCTGAAGTGAGATGAGCTCGCAGGACAGGCGCCGAACCCTAATGAAAGGCAAAAAAAGCCCGCGCTAGGCGGGCAAGGGAGGGTCTGTAAATTAGATCTGGTGGCTGTAGAACAGCGAGTATGACTCGATGCCGTCGTTCGGTTGCTTGATGCCAGCGTTGGAATAGTGGATCGCTCGGATACCGACCTTTTGCGTTTCGCCAATCTTCAGGCCTGCACCAATGCGGTCCTCGAAGTTGAAAGCCGAGCCGAACTCCTGATCCCCTGCAGAGGTGCCCGAAAACACTGCGAGCCCAATCCCCGCTTCGATGAAAGGCTTGATATTACCGCTGCCAAATTCATAAACGAACACAGGGGCGAAGGACAGCGAGTGAGCTCCACCAGAAGCGTCTCCAGCTTCCCAATAGGTGTAGCCAGCATCCCAGTAGCCGGTCAAGCGGCCCGTACTGCTCTCAAACCAGCTCTTGTCCCAGTTGAAGCCCACAGCTGCGCGAGCGGTCAAGCCGCCCTGACTAGTTGCACCGATTGCGCCAGATAGATCAGCAGCCTGTGTACCGGTGGCCAATAGGGAGAACACCGCAGCAGCGATGATTTTTTTCATGATCACGGAATCCTGATGGTTTTCTTAGCAAGCTATCAGAATCATAGTGCTATCAATTCGTTCCGTGCACTCTGAAAAATGAGGCATCTACCAAAGTTTGTGTTTTCGGGACTCGTGAGGCCCTCTGAAGGCAATAAAAAACCCGGCGCGATGGCCGGGCTTTGCAGCGCCATTCCTCAGCAACGCGCAGGAATGACAGGATGGGGATAATTTCTCTCACTCTCTCACTGATGTCAACAGGCAATTATGCGGCGTCTTTGATCAGCAGCCCTTCTGCTTCAAGAATCGCTCGGACCTCGCGCAAAGAGTCGTTGATCATGCCATCCAGCTTTTCCTTGATTCCGGCACGCCAGCGGTAGCGCGTTGGCTCCGACGTAGCATCGAGGTCCCAGGTGTTCATGTCGTAGAAGCTGTCAGGCAGAATTACCAGATCCTCGGCCAGAGCCTCTGCCTTTTTGCGTTCCGCCTGGCCAGCGGCCAATGCAGCGTTGACCAAGTTCTCGCGGCGCCATTCAGGCGCATCCAGCGGAATATCAACCGCAACCGAGCGAGGCCCCTTGCGACGCGCACCTTTGAGCTTTGGGATGGCCCAGGTGGTCACGGCCTTGTAGATGAACAGCTGAGGCGCAGGGCTGGCAATCAGAGGCGCAATGGCCGTGATACCCTGTAGCCGCTTCGCCTTGTTGGTGGCGTACTTCGCATTCAGTGCGCTCCAGTGACGAGGAACGAGCAGGTGATGCAGGCGCGCAGCCAGCCAATAATCCACCTGGGCCCGATCGAAGCCACCTGAACTCCCTCCCAACGAAGCCAGGCAGCCACCCTCTTCTTCTGCCGACTTGTAGAGCTTCTGCCATGCCTGGCCTTTCGCAGCGCCTTTCTCCCCTGCCGCCAGAGCGGCAACTACTGCACCCGATACGCTGTTGTAGATCATGTCCTTCCCCTCAATCCCCGGTGTAGTTGGTGCCGCCGGCGCCGCGGCGGTTATTCGTTTCGTATTGCGCAGACGGCCCTTGAGTGCGCGGTGGTCGCTGGCGATCAACCTGTTGCTCCAGCTCATGCACTCGCAGGCCCAGCTGCGTGACAAGCTCTTCCAGCGGCAGCGGCTCGCCAGTGACAGCCGACAGCCAGCCCGAGGCGTTGCAGCGGCCACATGGCAACTCATAGAAGACGCCCTTAATCACTGCCCTTCCGTTGCAGTCTGGGCACCTGGTCAGGATGACCCGCTCCTTGCGCAGCGCTGGGCCGTGACTCTTCATCAGCCGACCACCTTGAAGCCTTGAGTACGCAATGACTTTTCGGCTACCTCATGGGCCCACTGCCCATCGGGGTCACCGATGATCAGCGCGAAAGGATTCTTGACACACATCGAACTCCGAGAGGCTTCCCACCCCTTATGGAATGACTCCCAATCAGCCTGGGCCAGCGGGTCGATGTAGTTATTGCCCTTGGGGGGCTCGCGGCGATGATCGCGGGCGTTTGTGCGCTCGAACTCGGCACGGATTGCGTCGATATTCGTCATTTCGAATCCTCGCTAGTAACAAATTCGGGATGGCGGCTACAGGCCTTGCCCGCTGCCGCCTGCGCCTGGATCTGTGGGATTTCGGATAAGGCCTCTGTAAGGCCGTGTATGCGCCGAAAGCCGATGCCGTCTAACCAGACATGCCACTTCTCAAGGGCTGCCCTGCGCTGTGCCATGGCCTGAGTGTGGATGTAGGTGCTGGCGATCTTGCCCAGTGAATGGTTGAGCAGCATCTCGCCGATATGTCCATCAATGCCGAGGTCGGTCCAGGTGCTGCGCGATACCTTGCGCAAGTCGTGGCTGGTCCACTCGCCCCGGCCAAGCTCGGTGAACACCGCAGTGGCCTGGCCTTCGCTCAAGCACACGCCGCGCCGGTTCGGGAACAGGTAAACGCCTTCGTACCCATTGGCCTGCTGGATATCCCGGTAGCGCGTCAGCAGAGCGCATAGCTGGGCGGTCAGCGGGAGACGGTGTTCGGTCCGGGTCTTGGCGTTCGCCGCAGGGATGAACCATTCACCGGCCGTTACCGAAACCTCGCTCCACCGTGCCATACGGGTCTCGCCGATCCGGGTGCCATGCGCCAGCATCATCAGGGCCAGCATCACTTTCTCGGGCGCGTCATCAAAGGCATGTACCAGCTGCTGCATGACCTCAGGCAACTGCACGGCTCGCAGTCGGGAGGCCTTGGGCATGATCTTGGCCTTGGTGAAGTCGCTAAAGCGCATGCCGGCCATGGGATCGGCCACGACCAGCCCCAGGCGCTTTGCCTGCTTGAAGGCGGTCAGCAGCAACGCGAACATCTGGCGCAGGTACGACAGCGACACCTCGGCCTGAGACGGCCACATCAGCTGCTTGTCTAGGCTGTCGGCGGTCACATCAGCTATGGCCAAACCGTCCAAGCGCGGCTTCAGGTGCTGCGCAATCGCCGATCGTGCACCCGCCTTACGCTTAGCGGACAGCGCCCGGTCTCGGCCCATGCGGTCACCATACCAATCGAGCAGCTGCCCCACTGTAGCCATGCCCGACGCGACTGGAGCGGTGGCCGGGTCGCGAAGCATACGCTGGCGCAGTGCGGGCAGCTCAGCGATTACGGCCGCAGCGCCCAGATCAGGCCAGCGTGCTACCGGCACCCACTGCTTGCCGCGGACCAGGTGCCAGGTGCCCCTAGATCGATCTGACCAGAAGCGCAGGTACAGGCCCGGGTAACGCAGATCGCGCAGGTCGCGCACGGCCAGGTCGGCGGCCTGTCGGCGCACCTCAGTTTCCGTGAATTTGATGGACCGCGTTGCGCTCATGCTGCCACCGTCGCAGGCTGCAGGAGGTAGGCACGTATCGCTTCTACGGCATCAATGCGGCCCCGGCACACAATCGCCAAGTAGCCCTGCTCGGTCAGAGCCTCGATATAAGCGTGCTGACTGGGCGAGATGTCAGCATCGAACGGCGGCAAAGCTTTGAATTCGATATACAGTCCGAACCAGCCACCGCGGGCCATCGGGAGCACAAGATCAGGCACTCCCGCTTTGACTCCTTGGGCTTTGAGCTTGCCGGCCACCGCCTTCACTCGGTGCCCCCCGTTCGGAACGTGATAGATCAGTTTGAACACCTGCGGGTAACGCAGCTGCAGCTCCTGCATCAGCGCTGCCTGCTCCTGCCCTTCCCTGTCGACGGGCTTGGCGCGTGGCTTGCGCGGCTTGAACGTGCGCATGGCAAACGCAGTCATGCGACCAATACCCCCTCGCTGATGAGCTGCGCCTGGGTTCGCATCACGCCCTCGGCGTGGTATTGGCGAGCGGTAATACGGTCAATCACGTGGCTTCGACCGTCGCATGCGTCATGGCAAGCGCTGCAGCACCATGCGCCCTGCATGTCGTGCGGCTTTTTACCGACGCCACAGGTACCCGCCAGGCGGTAGTGCGCCAAGACAGTAGTCTCGGGGTTGCCGTTGCACACGCCTGGAATACGCACTTGGCACTCGCGGCCACGCGCGGCCTTGGTCAGCTTGGTTTGCCTCATCATTCAACCTCGCAATGCAGCCATATCAGTCTTGCCTGGCGAAGCGCGCCGGGCTGGTCTAAGGCTCCGTCCATCAGCACCATGGAAAACGGCCGATAGCCTGGTACGTGCACGGTCCAGATTCGTTTCACTGCTGCACGCCCAACCCAGCCAACGCGGCGCGAGCCTGGCGCTTGCGGAGGTAGGTGCTTACACGGCGCCGCTGCGCCTCTTTCGCACGGGCGCTATCTTTCTTTGCCTTGGAAGCCGTCAATATCGAGCGGACTTCTGCAAGCTTCTCCCGCACCGCGGCGCTGGCCTTAGCGCGCACCGCCCCTGTAAGCAGGCCTGCGATGGCCTGGCCGTCAGCAGTCACCGGAGCTATGAGAAGGTCGGCAAGGTACTTGTCCCCCGTATCACGGCTGATCAATTGAGTCCGCACAGCGGTTTCAACGGCCGTCACGCGCCGCGCGGAATCGAAGCCCAGAGAAACCTCCCAGGTGACAGACTTGTCTTCAGCGCGAGCGAAGCTGACCAAGCGCTCATAAGCGCTCATGAAAGCCATTCGGGCGCCAATCTTGTCGCCTGCTTCGAGAATCGGCTGGGACGCCACCATGGCCTGACGAACCTCGTGGGTGAGCACTACCGTCTCGTATTCGTCATTGGCCGCCAGGGCGATGGACCACGCTTCATCCTTACCGGGCCGGCCATCGGCAGCGTGGATATGCTTCAGGACCATGCCCAATGACAGGCGCCCTGCCGGCTCGCGACGGCACGCTCGCAGCGCGGCGACAATCACCTTGGGGTCGTGCGCTGACAAGTCTTCTGCGATCAGTTTGGCGCCAGCGGCACTGATGGTCTGGCCCATGGCTTCAGCCGTTGCGCAAATAGCCATAGCCAGCTCGGCGATGTCATCACAGGAAAGCATTGCGCTTACCCCCCTGGCGATTGCGGATAGACTCGGCGGCATCCTGGGCGGCGTTGATGTTCGCCTGGGTCTGCTCCTGCTGGCGCGCCGTGGTGGCGTTCATCTGCCGGTTTGTGACCCACTGGGTGTGGTAGGCCTCACACTTGGTGAGCAGGTCGCCCAGGTTGTGGCAGCCGTTGATCAGTCTGGAGTCGTTGATCGACACGAAGTACGCGGCCACTTGGTGGGCGACGTCGATACCCAGGCGGTCGATCAGTTGTCCCAGTTGCCCGCCGACCTTGGCGTTCCACACCGGCCAGGCGCCGTAGCGCTTGCGATAGGCCATGGCGTAGTTGGCCCAGGCCTTGTAGGTCTTGCAGGTCTGGTCCTTCGGCCCTGGCATGTCCTCGGGGATTTCACACCGAGGTGCACCAGCCGGAACCAGCGTCAGCCCCGTGGGTTGCGACGGCGGAGCCGGGGCATCCTGCGAACTGTGACTGGTACCCTGATTGGTATCTTGATTACTGGTATCTTGATTTGTCGGAGATTTTTCCGACCCTGGCTCGGATTTATTTCCGACCTTGCTCGGATTTTTTTCCGAGGTAGATCGGATTTTTTTCCGACCCTCTGTACCCGCCTTCAAGGTCGGATATTTTTCCGACCCATCCTCTTTTTTGTTCCACTGCGCTGCCTTGTCGGTCAGCCGGAAAAGCGTGACACTCGAAGTGCTCGAAAGCTCGATCAGGCCAACGTCCTGCAGCACCTTCAGCATGCGATACGCCGTGTCGGGCTTATCCGTCAGCAGCGGCAGCTCTTCGATGATCTTGGCCTTGCTCAGCACGAAGAAGACGCCCTGCTCAGTCGTCATCGCCTTTGCCCAACTCGGGCAGCCATAAACGAATGCGAACAGCAACGCCTGCTGGGAGTTGAGTCCCCACTCCAAGGCCTTGACCTGGTTGATGGTTACAGTGAATTGCATGTCAGCTCCGCCCTATGCTTAGGCCAGCCACGGGCATTGCGAGGAGCTCTGCCAGGCGTGCCAACCCCTTGGGCGTGACCAGAACATCGAACGCCGCGCGGTCACTGCCTGTTTCGGGATCAGGCTTGAGGCCGGTCACTTTGTGCTTGAGTAACCCCGCACTGATCCGGGGCTGATAGGCAATCCATCGCTTGGAGCCGCGACGACGGTAGATCCAGCGGTTTTCTTCCAGCCAGCCAAACAGCCTGAATGGCGCCAACTGAAGCTGCTTCGCAGCATCGGTGACGCATATGGCGCCGCCTGCACCCGCCAGACGCACAATCGCTGCTACCTTCGGGGCCTGCCTGGCGAGCGCATCCTGGAGGCGCTGGTTCTCCTCAGCCTTGTCGGCAGCAAGACGCAGCGCCTCTGCGAAGTTTGTCGGGACCTGCAGGTGCGCCAGCATTCGGGTCTCCAGCTCCTGCCAGCGATCAATGATCCTGGCCCGGAGTGACGCGTCGTACCCCGAAACCAGCACCAGGGCATCCCGCTGATCAAGAAGGAATTCAGGATAAGCCTGGCCGTTTTGAGGATGCACGTAGGGGGTCTCCTCAGATTTGAGGACACCCCTTTTTGCCAGGGCCCGTGCGTCACGCAGTACGTTGTCGTGACTCTTGCCGGTCAACTCAGCTACTTCGCGAGTCGACATCAACCGGCGCAGTTGCTCAGTGCGTGGAAATGCCGTGGGAGCGTGAGTGTTGCTTGCATCGATCGCTCTGTGCATAATCGACCTCGCTGTTTTGTGAAAGAAGCCGGGCTGCCACCCGGTTTTTTTGTGCCTGCGATTCAGGTACTGGATGGATCAGCAGGTGTTTCGGTCATCTACTGGCGAAGCGCCAGATCAGTAATCATTTAAATGTCAGGCGGCTTCTGGGCCGCGAGCCGTTGGCGGAAAGACTCCATCAAGGCTGCAATCGGCGCCGAGACCGTTCAGCGCATCGACTATCTTCCGGGCTGCATCCAAGCCGACACTCCGTCGGCCGGCCTCGTAATTGGCCAGACGCGACTGATTCCAGCTGAGCTCCCGGCAAAGGCGCGCCTGGCTAATCCCCGCCTCTACCCGGATCTTGCGAACGTTGTTCATTCGGGGCTCCTCAATGACTAGCACTCAGGATAAACACGCATCGTGTTAATATCAATCACAATAAGTGAAAGCCGCGTATTTCGTTTCGTGATGAAATCTCGCGCATGACTGAATCACTGAGCCAGCGCATTAAGCGCTTGAGAAAAGCGACGGGAATGTCCCAGGCCCAGCTGGCAGATGCTTGCGGCTGGAAATCGCAGTCACGCGTAGGGAACTATGAAGCCGGTACGCGAGAGCCGACGCTGGCGGATATTGCAGCTATGGCAGCTGCCCTTGGAGTCGACCAATCCGAGCTACTCCTGAACTCCCCGACAGTGCCCGAGGTTTCGGCGCCAGCACGGAGTACGGCTGATCTTGTCAGGCAGATGCTCGCAAAGAGCGGCAAAGGCATTCCGGAAGAAGCCCGTCAGCGCCTCCTTGCTGCGGCTGAGGAGCCGAGCGCTAGCAGTGTCGTCGCGGCTGACTTTGTTCGCCCAGGCCTAGTGGGCGATGAGGTGTGGATTGCTCACTACGACGTGCGCGGAGCAATGGGTGATGGTGAGGTAGCTCACGACTTCCCTGAGATGCTGCAGGACATCCGCGTCAGCCCTACTCACCTACGTGAGATGGGAGTGGAGTTCAAAGAGCACTTCCATCTGAAGCTCATCACGGGTGTCGGTCAGTCGATGGCCCCTACCATCAAGAGCCGCGATCCGCTGGTCGTTGACATCAGCATCCGTGAGTTCGTGGGCGACGGGGTTTACTACTTCTCCCACCAAGGCCATCAGTACATCAAGCGCCTGCAGAAGAAGGGCCGCGACCATTTCAAGATGATCTCGGACAACACGAACCATCCCCCTGAAGACATTCGGGTTGATGAGACCTACATCCAGGCCCGGGTTCTGCTGGTTTGGAATGCTCACCTAGTTTGAAAAAGCCGCCAAATTTGGCGGATGGCTTTTAACCGATTCAAAGGAATGTGTCATGTATCCAGTGTACAAAATAACTGAAGAGCAAGCACTGAAGATCCTTTGCACCCCTGAAGATTTCCTGAATGATGTAAAGGCAAAAGAAATTAAGCCTTCGAAGCTCTCGGAAACAGTTTCAGCATTTGCTAACGCTTCCGGTGGCGATATCTACATCGGCATTGCCGAAAACAAGGCAAATCGCACTAAAGAGTGGAATGGCTTTTCAGAGCCTGAAGAAGCCAACGACATTCCGCAGGTTCTTCTACAAGCTCATCCTTTTGGAAATCATTTGATTTTCGAATACCTAGAATGCGATGGCTATGATGGTTTAATACTCCATATAACTATCAAAAAAGTCAAAGAACTTGTAAAATCATCCTCAGGCGACATTTACATAAGAGTAAATGCGGGCAAGCAGAAAATAGACAGCCCAGATTCTTTGAGGAGGCTTGAAATGGATAAGGGCATCATAACTTTCGAAAATGAATGGGTGGAAGTCTCGCCCCAAAGGATCGAAAACAGCCTATCTATCTTAAGCTTTCTACTGAATATTATTCCCAGCGGAGAGCCAAAAATCTACCTTGAAAACCAAGAACTGATCAAGCCTGGCCACGCAAAGGTATGCGGGGTCTTATTGTTCTGTGACGAACCAGCAATTTACCTCCCTAAGCGCAGCAGCATCAAAATCATGCGCTACAAAACTAAAGAAGATGATATTGGACGTGAGTTCTTGGACGGCAATCCTCTGACTATAGAGGGTGACGCTTATAATCTTATTTTTGGCGCCGTTAAGAAAACAAAGGAAATACTTGAAGGCATCCAAAAGCTTGGCGATGGCGGACTAGAAACAATCAAATACCCTGATGAAACTCTGCATGAAATTATCACAAATGCTGTGCTACACCGAGACTACAGCATCGTAGCTGATGTCCAGATACGTATCTTCGACAACCGTGTTGAGGTCGAAAGCCCTGGCAAGCTACCTGGTCATGTAACCGTCAGAAACATTCTTCACACTCAAAGCGCTCGAAATCCATCACTAGTTCGCTTAATCAACAAATTCCCCGACCCACCTAACAAGGATGTTGGCGAAGGACTGGACACTGCCTTCCGAGCAATGGAAATACTTCGTTTAAAAAAGCCCGTTATTTCGGAGCTTGAGACTTCGGTACTGGTAGTAATCCGACACGAATCGCTTGGTTCACCGGAGGAAATTGTGATGGAATACATGACTCGTAACGATGAAATAACAAACTCTATAGCTCGGGAACTTACGGGGATCAAAAGTGAAAACTCGATGAAGAACGTTTTCCTTCGTCTTAAGCAGAGCAATTTGCTGGAACCGATCCCAGAGCGACGCGGGTCTGCATCAGCATGGCGGAAGGCAATCAGGCCTACCGTAGATGAAGAATGACTGATTGAAACCTCCCACCGGTTAGCTGCGCATGCTAACCGGTGGCCATAGACCCGAACTCTTCCTTTAAAACGGCGCCTCTTCCTCCAGCTTCTCCTCGTCCCAATCCTTTGGCACGACTAGGTCATCGCGATCCCCAGGACTCTGGACCTCCCACCTCACGGTAACGCTATCGTCGTCGTTGAACGTCAGATCCAGCTCAGGCGTTTCGACCAGCAGCCCCATCACCTCCTCCCACTCCATGTCTCCATCCGTGTCCAGGCGATGGATCGTCACCCAGCGCTGCGACTGCGCAATCGGATGATTGATCATCGATGAGACACGAAGGCCGAGACGCTCTACCCCGGTCATTTCTTGGCGTGCTTGTGGTGCCGTCTTCTTCTGCTTGGACATAAACCATCTCCTTTACTGTATATCCATCCAGTCTTTTCGGTGAGGATACATCACGCCTTGTGAAACGTGAACCCGCACCGCAGGGAAAATCCTCAACACACCATCAGGTAAATAAATCACGTATCGTGTTGACATTGAAAACACGTTGCGTGATATTTGCATCAGCACGCAGCCACTAACGCTGACTGCCGAGGCAATCGAGTCTCACCGCTCTTTACACAACCAGACGTGACCACCTCGACGCACCCAGGCCATCACCTGGGTCGGGACAAGCTAAGTCGTCGACCATGCAGCCTCTGGATAGCTGCCGGCCTCTCCCATGAGAGGACGCCAAACCATGCAAGCCACCTGATGCGTAGCCAGTAGCTGCAGCAGGCAGTGGTGGGGAAACCCGGCGCCGAGCATGGAGCGGATCAAAAACCATAGGAGGAATCTGCCATTGAAGTAGCAAGCCCAGCCGGAAAACGGACCGGCCACCCACGACGAGCTGCCCTACCCAGTAGGCCGCCGAGCTGCAGCTGGCAGTCGTGTAGCGAATACCTAACCCCATGACCACCCCGCCAAGGCCGATCAAAGCGAGGTGACCAGGGAAGCTCAAGGCCAGACAGAAGATCGGGTGAAGCCATCGGTGGTGGAGCTCGACCAAGGTTTCACTGGCTGGCCTTCTCACGAGGGCCAGACGGGAAATCAACCACACATGGATGGATCACCTAATGACTCAACAAACTCTTCAGGAACTATTGGTCGAGCGCGTCAGCGTCTATGCCCAGTCAGACCGTGCGCGCGAACTGATCGATCAAGGCGTTGAAAGCATGTTCAAGGACGTGGTGAAGGACACTTTCCGCTCCTATGGCGATTTCGGCAAAGCCGTGCAAGAAGCCGTCAAAGCCGCTCTGCCAGCCAACGTCACCGACATGTTTGAGCTGCAGCGTTACAACGCACTTGTGGCAAACGCACTTCGCGAGCGGTGGGAGGCAGCGGCGCTGCAGTCCACCGTGCTGGACCAGGCAGAGAAAGCCATCGCAGAGGTGATGGACGGAGAAGGCCTGCTGAGCGGTGAAGTTTCCCTTAAAGGGTTGCTGGACGAGTTCGTTAGCGAGCATCGCGAGAAAGCCGCCGAGGAGCATTGGATGAACCCAGAGATCCGCTTCGAAGAAACCATGAGCGGACGGTCAGAGTTCATCTACATAGGCTTTGATCCAGAGCCAGAGGACAGTCGCGCCATGTCCTCCTGGCAAACTGACCCGCGGGGAATCTACAGCTTGAGGAACTCGCTGCACGTTCACATCGTAGGCTCGCGCACGCCTGAAGAGCCGCACCTCCCGACCGTGCAGGTTGCCGAAGTCCTAAGTGCGAAGTTGGACGACAAACGTATAGCCGTGAACATGCGCATTCGCTCCAAGTGGGAACGCATGTTGGCATCGCTCTACTTCGGAAACGCCGTGCTCCTGATCGACTGCGATCCAGACGATTTCAGTTACGGCTTCGACGACTGACCAAAACAACACCCAAGGAGTAGGACCATGCTGATACTGACCCGCAAAGTGGGCGAAACCATTGTGATCAACGACACCATCCTCGTGACGGTGCTGCAGGTGAAGGGTGGCCAGGTACGCCTGGGCATCGAAGCACCAAAGGACGTGTCAGTGCATAGGCAGGAAATGCAGGAGCGCATCGACTCAAAAGCCGAGGTTGCTGCCTGAACCGATTTCACTGGCTGGCCTTGGCGACAGGGCCAGACGGGAAATTAAACCGAGGCCCACATCGTGAACAAAGAAGAAATCTATGACGCGCAAATCAGCCCTCTGATGCTACAGATCATCGAGATCTGCAAGTCAAAAGGCATTGCGATGATAGCCAGTTTCGACATCGGCCATGATGGCGAGGGGCCAAACGGTGAGGACTGCACTGGGCTGCTCTGTTCCAGTCTCACCCCGGATGGTGATGGAAATCCTAACCCAGCGTTCCAGCAGGCATTCGGCCTAATCAAGCGGGGACGCTATGCATCTCCTGCACTTCACGTAACCACGCAGCATGCCGATGGCACACGCACGCTGGCCGCGATCATCTGATGCCAAGACAGCCGGAAAGACGGCCCGATGCCCTGCTCCCCATCGCAGGCTGCATTGGAGATTGATCGGAGCGTGCTCAAGCGAGCTGCAGCGCTAGGATCGCAAAGACCCGTGAACCTCCTGAGCCGGTATATGCGAGACGGCCAATACCAGAAACGCGGCGGGAACCAAGCAGGAGTAGCGCCCTGGTGTTCCGATCAATCTCCGATGCATCCCGCATCCCCTTCCCTTCACATACGACCGCATTGGCAGGCGCCAGGCTCGCGCTCCTCGGCTGCGCGGGGGTTGGTCACCCGCCCTGACGCCTGACCAATGCGGTTGCTGAGGATAATCATGGAGACGATCACCTGCGGCTCATGGACTGGCCAGCTCGGCAAGACGCTGGCACCACGCGAGCTGGAAGCACTGCTCTGGGTTGCCCAGGGCCTGACCACCAAAGAGATCGCGCGGCAGATGGCGGTCACCCCCGGCACCGTGGCCAACCGTATCGAGGCTGCGCTGTTCAAGCTGGAGGCCGGGCGCCGCATTGAAGCGGTCACCAAGGCCATGCGCCAGCAGATCATCAGTCCGCTTTGCATCGTGCTGGCCGGGCTCATCGCCATGCACTCAGTCATCAACGACAACGATCCGATGCGCCGCGACCGCCGTGCACCGGAACGCCGAACCGCTCAAGTTCGAATCCTTCGCCGGGCTGAAAGCCTGGAACTTCACGCCTGACCTTCACCGAGGATCAACTCATGCGAACTGCTATGCATCCTGCGTTTCAGGAAAAGTTGGCCGTGCTCGCCGCCCTGCTCGAGCGCAGCAAAATTGTGCGGACTGAGACTCGCGAGAGGATCGGCGCGCCGCGCTTTCAAGTAGCCAGTCAGGGCCAGGAGTGGGACGTAGTTGACGCCACTACCGGCGCTGTCCAGGGCTTTGCGTTTTCCTACCAAGCCGCGTTGCGATTTGCCTCAGCGATGGAAGCCGGCGCCGCCAGCAAAGGCCTGCGTCAATGAGCAAGCGCAAGCCTCACAACATGCGTGCCCGGTTGGATCGAACCTGCCGCGCCCTGGTGTCAGCAAACCATGCCGCCGTAGTGAATATCGATCCAAGCGGCCAGCAGGTGCTGATCAACTGGAAGAACCTCAAGCAGATCCGCGTCCGACAGATCGTAGACGCCGTCTGCGATATCCCTCACCGCTGGACCATCTACCTCAGCGTGCTGTGTCGCACTGAGTTCGGCGAGCGGTACCACAAATCGATCGAAGTCGCGCCCCAAGGTAACTATCGGGCCGAGCACCTCACTAATGTGATCCAAGCGACCTACACAGACCTGCGGGCAACAGCCAACCCTAATCACCTGGTAGCCACCGGCTGGATCGCCATCCCTACCGATACGACGCTCGACGAGGCAGAGGCCGCAAAGATTTTTGCCGCCGTCGGCGCATGGAGTCAGCAGAAAGCAGCATGAAGCGCATCACCGCACGCGTTCGGCACGGCCGGCGCCAGCAATACATCAATCTGCCGCCCAGCGGCCTTGTCCTCTCGGAGCATCAGCAATGCCAACACCTACAGATACTACCGAGTTCCTCCAGGAGCTCAACGGCGGCGCATTCGCCAGCCAGATCGGCCACGCTCTCTCAGAAGTAGCCGCCGGCGTGGTCGATCACGGCAAGGCCGGCAAGATCACCATCACTCTGGACTTCAGCCAGATCGGTGACTCCCACCAGGTGAAGATCAAGCACAAGCTGGCCTACAAGGTGCCCACCAAACGCGGTGATCGCAGCGAAAACACCAGTTTGGACACGCCGATGTACGTCGGTACCGGCGGCAACATTTCGCTATTCCCTGAGAAGCACGACCAGCTCTTCAACCGTGATGAAGCTCCGGTCCATCCGCGTACTTGATCCCTACCCCACCAAGGAAAACCCGCATGTCCCTCACCAAAGAAGCGCTAGAACTCATCCAAGAAACCACCATTGCCGCCGCCGGCCGAGACCTTCCCGCATTAGGCCCGGTTGTTGTGGTGCCGCAGCATTTCAACGTGGTTGACCTGGAACGATACCAAGAAGGCCGCAACCGCTTCCGTGGCACCTACTCCACTCACTCTCTGGTCGACTTCGGCGCATATGTGGTCGAACGCGCAGCCCCTGACGCCCGCGGCTTCATCGATCAGGACGCCATGACCTGCGTGGTGCTGTTCAACCTGGGTACGCCGGACCTACCAGGCCACGCTGACGACCGTGCGGTGCTGCGACTCAAGCCTTCGGCCGCGTTCGCCGCCGTACAGGCCATCTGTGGCCAGGCTCTGGTGCAGAGGGCCATGAGCGACTGGATCGAGGACTGGCACCAGCACTTGGTCGCGACCGACGAGTACGGCGCCGTGATGAGCATCGCCAAGGCCATCGCAGCTGTGCGCACAATCACCGTCAAGGCTTCGTCCGAAAGCGACCACGCCGTCAGCGAGACCCGCGCCAGCCGCAGCGCCATGGATTCGATTGAGGCCAGCAGCAAGGAAACCCTGCCGGCCTGGCTCGACTTCAAGGTCATTCCGTTCGAAGGCCTGGGCGAGCAGACCATCCGCCTGCGCGTGTCGGTTATAACCAGCGGTTCGCAACCGCAGCTGAAACTTCGTTGGCTGGGCGAGGAAGCGCAGCGCGAGGCGATTGCTCAGGAATTCAAGCAAGTGCTCGAGGGCAAGGTAGGCGATGCGGCCAAGCTGGTGCTAGGTAGTTTTGATAGCAAATAGACTGACCTACGCCACATGTGGCTGTACATGTGGCGTAGAACCTCGAATAATTCATACTTCTCCACTTAGAAATTCATATATCGAATCCTCGCCCTTCAAAAGATTTGACTCGATTACATTACATTTCAAACCATATACACGACATACTGCCCTTATTGCCTTGCCGTAGGAAATATCAACGTACGGCGAAATGTATACGCCACCCAGAATTTGGGACACATCAACCTTCATCTCATATGGCTTTGGAGTGAAGGTACTAAAATTTTTATAGTTAACATCGGCGACAAAAAACGCTCGAATTTCCTTTTCATGGGCAAAAGAAATTCTTTTCAAAAGTGGCGTCATAATTCCACCCACAAGACAATCTTTCGGGGTTATCCCAGGGTCCGCATAGTCTAAGTATCTAACTTGACCCAAAAACATTTTCTGAACCCAGTCTATCTGCTGAGCCCCTTCCAAAGCTTTACGGAGGTCTCCCACTGTACTTCTGATTGCTACACCTTTGTGCGATTCTCCGTAAAGTTTCCACATGGCCTCAGATTCATGAGGGCTCGCATGCCAGCAGTTAACCAATGTGCTTTTGGCAATTGCTGAATATGAATTACGAAAATCCGCCGGCCTCTCCGAAATTTTCTTTCTCAAATATTCTAGACTTTGAATAAACTTAGCATTACCAGCCTGACTTGAAGCGTATGAGTCAAATATTTCGATATTGCCCTTTATTGTCTCGTAAAAGGGGTCGCTTATCGAATACATTAACTGAACAATTTTGGCAGGAGGATAGCCTTCGAATGGATCGGTTTTCTCGTAAAACGAAAGAGGCGAAAAAAATAAAGCCGAGTCTTCCAGAAGGTTAACGAATTTATCGAGCCCCATGTATCTCCATATAACCACATCATCCGACAAATCACCTACCACTTGCACATTCATAACACCTCCATAATCTTGCATTCCTAGCAAGGACATTAACTATAGTTCCATTACGAGAGTGTGTCCTATGCCCAACCGCATCGTGTGCCAGTTCAGCTGCGGCGCCGCTTCGGCGGTGGCCACTAAGCTGGCCCTGGCCCAATACAGCGCCACCCATGACGTCCAGATCGTGAACGCTTTCCTCGCCAATGAGCACGAAGACAACCGGCGGTTCGCCCAGGACTGCGAGATCTGGTTCGGCCAGCCAATAACCGTCCTGCGTGACGAGAAGTACGGCGCCAACGTGTTGGAGGTCTTTCGCCGTGAGCGGTACATGAAGGGCCGCACCGGTGCTCCCTGCACCAAGATCTTGAAGCGGCGCTTGCTCGACAAATGGAAGCAACCCGGAGACGTTATGGTCTTCGGCTATACGGCCGAGGAGGCCGATCGGCTCGAGGACTTCCGCGAGCGCAATCCGGACCGTCCTGTCATCGCTCCGCTGATCGAGCGCGGGCTGGGCAAAGAAGACTGTAAGGCCATGATCCAGCGATCCGGCATTGAGCTGCCTCTGATGTACCGGATGGGCTACCACAACGCCAACTGCATCGCTTGTGTGAAAGGTGGTGAGGGTTACTTCCGGGCCATACGCGAGGATTTCCCGGAGCAGTTCGAGGCGCTGTGCGTGATTCAGGACGAACTGGGCCCAGGCTCCTACCTGTTCCGCAACCGCGACACCAACGTGCGCTTATCCCTGCGCGACCTCGGCGACGGCCCAGTGCGTCGCAACGAGAAAATCCCATCCTGCTCGTTCTTCTGCGAAATGGCAGAGGCCGACATCATCGCAAAATCCTAAAACGAGCCTAGTGCTTCCGGCTCTTTCCTAGTCCAAACGCCCCGCCGCCAACGGTGTAAACACTGCGACGCTTTTTCTTTTTCTGCGGTCCTTCAAAGAGGACCTTGAGCCGTCTTGCGCGGGCCGCCCCAGTCAGATCGCAAACACGCTTTCCTTCCGACCCCATGCACTTCTCGAGGTGCTTCTTCAGCGACTTCGAACTGAACTCTCCTTTGCAGTACCTGCAAACTTGGTCAATTGGCCGCCCCTTTGAATCAACTGAAATCGCCATGGTTTCCCTCCACCGAAGACGTCAGCATAGCCTTGAGGTATCCCCATGCCCACAGAAAACCGATCCAGCAATACAGGGATCGGCAGCGTGCCGCGCGAGCAGCTGCGCCACGAAATAACGGTATCACCGGCTGTGGCGCGGAAGCTTGAGAATTTCAGGGCGCGCGAAGCGCTCAGGCTTTCCTGCGATAAGTTTTAGAGCTGCTTCTTGAGGTGATCCAGATAATTTCTAGCAGCTGTCTTTTCATCAGTACCTGGCGGCCCATCTGCACCTGCTAGCGATGATTCAGCATTTCTGAACACTACTGTGCTCGGGATGCTTGATCCGCTAGTTCTGAGTACTGCCATCAGCAAGTGTTCTATTGCATCCAATTGCGCTTGTAGCTGGCTCATTTCCAATTCCTTTTAGTCCGGCCGTATGCCGTTCGCGAGTATTAACTCAACCCATCGAATCGCGCCATCCTGGCGAGGACAGAACATGTCTAGATTTCACAAAAAAAACCCCCTCGACTTCAAAACTCAGTACGGACTCGGATTTTTCCCTCAGGATGACGAGATAATTGTTGACTTTTTCTGCGGTGGCGGCGGTGCCGGAACTGGCTTGGAAATGGGCCTGGGCCGCGCAGTGAATGTGGCCAAGAACCACAGCCCAGCCGCGATCAGCATGCACACCGTCAACCACCCGCACGCCAGACACTTCACCACGGATGTGTTCGATGGTGATCCAGACGTGGAGTGTCAGGGGCTCCCGGTTGGCTGGTTCCACATGTCACCCGACTGCACCCACCACAGCCAGGCCGCCGGCGGACAGCCGCGCAAGCGCGAGATCCGCAACCTGTCGTGGATCGGCCTGAAGTGGGCCGGCAAGAAAAGGCCTCGGGTCATCAGCCTGGAGAACGTGAAGCAGATCCTGCAGTGGGGTCCATTGGTCGCCAAGCGCGACAAGGCCGCCGGCCGGGTGATGAAGCTGGACGGCACCGTGGCCACCATTGGCGAGCGCGTACCTGTGCAGCGGCAGTTCCTCGTGCCTGATCCCAAGCGCCGCGGTACTACGTGGCGCCGCTTCGTGCATCTACTGGAAGGCATGGGCTACCAGGTGGAATGGCGAGTAATCAAGGCCTGCGACTTCGGCGCGCCAACCAGCCGGGAGCGCCTGTTCATGATCGCCAGGTGCGACGGTCAGCCAATCGTGTGGCCAGAGCCGACCCACGCCAAGAACCCAGCCAAGGGGCAGCAGAAGTGGCGCACTGCCGCCGACTGTATCGATTGGACCGTCCCGAGCAAGAGCATTTTCAGCCGCAAGAAAGCACTGGCCGACGCCACACTGCGGCGGGTGGCCAAGGGCATGAAGAAGTTCGTGCTGGACAACCCCCAGCCCTTCATCGTGCCGATCGCGAACTGGTCGGGCGAACTGGCCCAGCCTGCCGACGAGCCGCTGCGTACCGTTACCTCATGGCCGCGGAGCGGTTCGTTCGCAATGGCCAGCCCAACCCTGGTGCAGACCGGATACGGAGAGCGTGTTGGGCAGCAGCCGCGAGTTCCTGGCCTGGACCAGCCGCTGGGCACTGTTGTAGCCGGCGGCGTGAAGCACGCGCTGTCCAGCGCCGTAATCTTGCCTGCCACCCATCAGGGCGCCGACAGGGTGAATGACCCTAGCGAGCCGCTGCCCACGGTCACAGCTGCCAACCGCGGTGAGTTGATGATGGCCAGCCCAGTGATGGTCGGGGCCGGCGGCCCAGTGTATGCCGGTCACCCGGTATCAGCTGACCAGCCAATGGGCGCGCTGATGACCCGCAGCCATCGGGCGTTGGTGACAGCATTTATCGAGCAAGCCAACGGCGGCTTCAACACCACGCCAGCAAAGGGCGCGGATGAGCCACTGACCACAGTCACCAATACTGGTAGCCAGCAGCGCCTGGTGACGGCCAACCTGGCCACCCTCCGCCGCAACTGCGTGGGCCGGGCCGTTGATGAGCCAGTGCCGACCTTGACTGCAGGCGCTGAGCATCATGCACTGGTCGAGTACAAGCTATCGTCCGAGCATGAAGAAGGTGCCCTGCGCGTAGCGGCGTTCCTGATCAGCTACTACGGCACCGAGAACACCAGCGCAGCAGACGCGCCTGCGCCAACAGTTACCACCAAGGATCGGCTGGGTCTTGTCACGGTGTTCGTGAAGGGCACGCCCTACGTCATAGTCGACATCTGCCTGCGCATGCTGCAGCCGCACGAGCTGTACCGCGCCCAGGGATTCCCCGACAGCTACATCATCGACAAGGGTGCCGACGGCAAGCCGTTCACCAAGACCGAGCAGGTGCACATGTGCGGCAACAGCGTCAGCCCGCCGCCTATGGCGGCCCTTGCCCGGGCAAACGATCCATGGTGCGCTGCCACATCAATAGCCGCCTAAAAAATAGACCCGACGAACGGCAGTCTGAGACAGCCAGAATAGGGGGCATCCGCTTCCCACTATCAATGCATGTGAGTCATTACCTGATTCCATGACCCAATAGAGGAATAGCTATGCCTAGCAAAATCTGTAAACGCTGCAAGGAGTACCACGAGCAGGAAATCAATAGCTCACTTGGCGCAGGGTTCCTCCTTGCCGTCATCCTTGCAACCATCGCCCACTACTACGGCTTCTGGCACTTCGCGTAACCCTCCAACACAGGGGTAGCCGTACGGCTACCCCATCTTGAATGGATAGACGATCCCATGCTCACAGAAAACCGATCCAGCAACACAGAAATGGCCGCTCAACTGAGCCCGTGTCCGCACTGCGGTCAGCAAGATGCCTTCGTTGAGCAGCTCGACAGCGATGCCTCAGTCGTCATCTGCCAGGGCCGAATTGACGAGTACTCAGCCTGCCTTGCTCGCGGCCCGGTCGGAGTTCAGCAGCACGAATGCGAAGACCAACCAGGCCATGACCAGGCAGTGAAAGAGTGGAACAAACGCGCCGCCGCACAGAACCACTCCGCCCCTATTGCCTGGATGGTTGGTACTGCCATCTGGTGGCACAAGAATGGCGCGGAACGGGATTCCGAGGAGCGGAGCGAACCCATGGTGCCACTTGGCCCATGCGACAGCCCGAGCGAGATAGCGCGCGTCACGGCCCAGTTCAAGGAATGGCAGGCTAGCCATTACCGCAACTACTGCAAAGCCGCCGACGAGCGCGATGAACTGCGCGGACAACTCGACCAATCGCGCCGACTACTGCATACCGCGAGCATTCGGCTCGCAAACTGGCTGGAGCCAGATGATGACCCGCGCAAGCAGATCATTGAGTTCCTGGAAGCGAGCGCAGAGCAAGACGAAGCGCCGCACGACTGCGCCATCTGCCGCGACCTGGGCAACCAGTGCATGGAGTGCGAGGAAGGCGAGTTCCGCGAATGGGCCGACCGACACTTCGCCGCAGCCGACTACCGCAAGACCGATGCCGGGGTGTTCATCCAAGACTGGATGCGTCACGCATATAGCGCCTGGTGTGCGCGTGGCGCTCTCACCAGAAAGCAGTAATCCCACCCCGCTGTAAACCCTCTCCCCTCTATTCACAGCTGCACGAATAATAAATATAAAGGAACCATGAGGCCTATAAACATGCATACACCGGCAAGACTTTTGCTCACGAACTCAGTCATTACTAGAGGTTTGGATAGCTCCAAATAATGACCTTGAAAAAGCCTGCCTCTCGCCTTCGCGCACATTCTGCTAACGAATCCAAGCCCCGCACAACACGCGGGCAATCCATAAACCAAGATTTCAATTCCTAGTTTCCCGGAAAGAAAAAACAAAACGCAGACAGCAATGCAGACAACGATTGTGCCAACCGCAAACCATGCAAGCCTTAGCCCACGCCACTGCGCGACTCTCGAAGGACAGTGTTCTTCGCCAACCATGAAGCTTCCCATATCAACTCCTGATAAACGTGATTGTTAACGGCAACAAACAAACTAGCGAATTGGAAAGCACCAAGCAAGATATCGTGCATCAATTGAGAAAAAAACATTAAAACCCGTCGTGATAATAATTATCCAAAGAGTGAAAGTAACTATAGAGCATCATGAATGGCTAATTATTATCAAAGCTCAGTAACTAATTGAACAACCACTACAGTGCCTGGGCGCTGGATTGATGAGAGGTATGAGCTGTGACCGAGATCGAAGAACTGCTGCTGGCCGCCAAGGCCGCCGGGCTTGAAGTTGAGCCCTGCACCTGCCGCGATCCGATATGGCCGCTGCGAATCAAGGGGCAGTCGGGCACTCGTGCTCATTGGAACCCCAGCATCAACGACGGCAATGCATTCAAACTGGCAATTGGCCTGGGCATGCAGATCAACGTCGAAGGATCTGGTGAGGATGAGGCCGTATGGGCTGATGACACCATGATCTGGGTGAACAGCGAGTATGCCCAGGGCGATCGCCGGAAGGCGGCGCGGACTGCCATCGTCAGCGTTGCCGCTCAGCGCGGAGAGCAGATGCCATGACCGACCTGATCTACGTGAAGACGGCAGATCTCGCCGGCGAGGCCCTAGGCTGGGCGGTAGGTATTGCTGAGGGCCTGGCCCTACACCTCGAGCCGCCTCAGTACGGCAACGGCTTGCGCGTGTTCGCCATCTACCGGGGGGAGGCGACTGAGCGCTGCGAGCGCTACAACCCATGGGAAGCCTGGACACTGGGAGGGCCGCTGGTAGCGAAATACCGCATCGGTTTCGGCCTTTACTCAGACTCGTTCTTCGCCGTCATCGGACTGGATGACTTTGCGGGTGACGCGGATGGCTTGACCCACTTGGTCGCGGCGATGCGCGCGATCGTCAGTGCAAGGCTTGGCGACACCGTCCAGGTACCGAAGGAGCTGCTGATCGACATTAAGAAGGAGGCCACATGGGCTACATCAATCCGCTCCTGAAACTGCCAGCGGGCCGGGCCCTGTTGAAGCTACCGGCCGAGGACAGGGCGCGGATCGAAGCAGTGCTTCGCGAACTGCGCGCCCAGGCTGACGCCGAGGCAGATAACTCTTGGCTTCGCCGCAAGGGGCCGATGGCCGCCTACTGACGCGCCGTCTCGACCTACGCCCTGCACCTGGCGCACGCGCTCTCTCGCAACGCCCAGTCGTAACCCCTCCCCCAACTACTCAAGCCCGCCGACATGCGCGGGCATGGAGAGCTATTGCCATGACGAAACAAGAACTCGCCAGCCTGCCTGATAAGGTGCGCATTGCCATCGAGGCCGGCAAAAAGGCAGCTGCCGCCTGTGCTGACGACGGCGGTAACGCCAATCTCGACCGCGTCGTCATTCCCATTCCCGGTCTTCGCGCCAATCAGGTACCGAGCCTTCCCGGCTATATCCAGCAGCGCACCACCTGGCACCGCCAGGGCATCCACCTCGACACACCTTGGCCCGGCCAAGGCAACCAGCGCAGTGCGGGCGTGCGAGCCATGCACCAGTCGCTCAAAGATCAAGGCGTCGACTGTCACGTCTACTACCAGCTCGACTAACCACCAACCTGCCGCCGCCGGCGGCGTGGAGACCATCCCATGGAACATACAAGCGAGTTTCTCGACGAGGAAGAGGTAATCCGCATTACCGGTTACCAGATCCCGAGCAAACAAATCGCCTGGCTGGCCAACAACGGCTGGCAGTACACGCTCACCCGTGCCCGGCGGCCGGTTGTGGGACGGGTATATGCCCGCCTGAAAATGGCCGGCGTAAAGCCAAACATGGCGAATGCAACAACCGAAACCTGGACATTGGACTTATCGCGCGTGGGGTAAAGGATGCGCAACAGGAAGGCATCGAACAAGGACCTGCCGCCAAGGATGCTGCGGCGGGTCCGCAAGCTGAAAAGCGGGAAATTGTGGGTGGGCTACTACTACGACGGGAGGGATGGTGACGGGAAGCGGCAGGAAGTGCCGCTGGGGACTGACCTCGCTGAGGCCAAGCTGGAATGGGCGCGCCTGGAGCACAAGGCCAAGCCAAAAGTGATGGCGACGATGGGCGAACTGTTTGACCGGTACGAGCGGGACATCATCCCGGGCAAGTCGCCACGAACGCAGAAGGACAACAAGTACGAACTGGAGCGCCTGCGCAAGGCGTTTGCTGATGCACCTATCGAAGCCATCAGCCCGCCGGTCATTGCCCAGTACCGGGACGCCCGCAGCGCCAAGACCCGGGCTAATCGGGAGATAGCCTTGCTGTCGCACGTTTTCACCATGGCCATGGAGTGGGGCTTTGCCGAGCGCAACCCGTGCCTGGCGGTTCGGCGCAACAGGGAGAAGGTACGCGACTTCTACGCGGCCGACGAAATCTGGGATGCGGTGTATGCCGAAGGCGACCAGGGCCTGAAGGATGCCATGGACCTAGCCTACCTGGCCGGCCAGCGCCCTGCGGACACGCTGAAGTTCAGCACTGTAGACCTGGACGAGGACTACCTGTGGGTCGACCAGAATAAGACCGACAAGAAGTTGCGCATCCGGCGGCATGTCAACGGCGAACTCACTGGCCTTGGTCTGTTCATCGAGACGCTCCTGGAGCGGAGAAAGCTGCAGGGTGTACGCAACTCACGCCTCATCACCAACGACTCAGGCCTGCGTATGAGCTGGGAGATGCTAAGGAACCGCTTCAGCGAAGCGCGGGACAAGGCCGCCAGGAAGCTGACCGCTGATGGCAATTCTGACTTGGCTACCAAAGTTCGGCAGTTCCAGTTCCGTGATATCCGGCCGAAGGCGGCGTCGGAAATTGAGGACATCAGCCACGCCAGCCGGCTACTTGGACACTCCAAGGAGGAAATCACCAAGCGGGTATATCGCCGTGTCGGCGAGGTGGTCAGCCCGACGAAATAA